TTAATAGGTTATTAACAGCAACATTCATTTACACTTCAATCGTAAAAAAACATAACCTGAAAGGAAATATCATGAACACTTTCGTTCAAGCAATCGCAAATCAAGAAGCCCGTACTGCTAATGGCATGAAGGCTCGTAAGTCAACTGCTAAGGCATGTGTTGACTTGTTCTACAACATTGGCGCAAGCCGTGGTAAGAACATCACAGGCGACTTCACAGCCGCTTATGTGGAAAACCAAGACGTTGCACTACGCATCGCACAATGGGCACGTGATGTCCGTGGTGGTGCAGGTGAACGTCAACTGTTTCGCGACATTCTAGTTCATCTAGAAAAGCGTGACCCAGACGCCGCTTTGGCTCTTCTAAAGAAGATTCCAGAAGTTGGTCGTTGGGATGACATCTTCGTCTTCTCTACTCCAACTCTAAAGTCAGCCGCTTACACAATGTTGGGCGATGCCCTACGTGCTAAGAATGGTTTGGCTGCAAAGTGGACTCCTCGTAAGGGTCAAATTGCCGCTGAAGTCCGTGCCTTCTTTGGCATGACTCCAAAGCAATACCGTAAGAGCCTTGTGGCACTTACAAAGGTTGTTGAAACCCAGATGTGTGCAGGAGACTGGGATAACATCAACTTTAGCCATGTTCCTTCTGTAGCATCACGTATCTACAAGAAGGCATTCAACCGCCACACACCTGCATTTGCAGAGTATGTTGCCAAGTTGGTAAGTGGTGACAAGACTGTTAAGGTTAACGCTAATGCAATCTTCCCACACGATGTCCTAAAGGGTATCGCACATGGCTACACAAAGTTGGACAAGACAGAGACCGACCATGTGATTGCACAATGGGATGCTCTTCCAAACTATGTAGGCGATGCAAGCATCATGCCTATCGTTGACGTTAGTGGTTCTATGACTTGCCCAGCAGGTAAGAACACAAACGTTCGTTGTTTGGACGTTGCGGTTTCACTAGGCCTGTACCTAGCAGACAAGAACAAGGGTGTGTTCAAGGACACATTCTTGACTTTCTCAGACAAGCCAGAACTTGTTACTCTAAAGGGTAACATTGTTGAAAAGTGTGACCAAATGTCTCGTAGCGAATGGGGCATGAGTACTAACCTACATGCGGCTATGAACAAGATTCTAGACGTTGCGGTTAAGAACTCTGTACCAGCAAGCGACATGCCAGCCATGTTGCTGATCTTGTCAGACATGCAGTTTAACCACTGCGCTCGCTTCGACGATAGCGCAATGGAAATGATCGAACGAAAGTTCGAAGCTGCAGGTTACGCTGTACCACAAATCGTTTTCTGGAACCTAAACAGTTCAGACAACGTGCCTGTTAAGTCAGACAAGAGTGGTGCGGCATTGGTAAGTGGATTTAGCCCAAGCATCATGACAGCCTTGCTGTCCGCTGATCTGGACCAATTCACTCCAGAAGGTATCATGCTTAAGACTATAATGGTCCCACGCTACGACCTTTAAACTGTTGTAGAAATACAACACAGTTTGAGTAGGGCCTTCGGGCCCTATTTTTTTATGTTGACAGTACCAAATTTTGGTGCTATAATTAGGTTATGATAGAAGTAAAAAGCAAGACAAACTCACAGGAGTTTGAAACATTGGCCCTAGCAATGGATTGGGCAAAAGAATTAGGCGAGTTTGTTACTATTAAAATCAATGGTATGGAACTTGTAGGTAAGTTTGGAGCGGACAGCGTTGTCGATGGCAAGTGTCCAGACGGTGTAGACTACACATGGAAAAAGCGGAGAATTTAAAATGCCATGGATTCAAAATTGTGCGGCAGATGATATTCCAAAAGGATTTCATGTTGCTGTAGGAGAAAATTCAATGTTGATCCAAATTGCCGATCCGGCAAGTTGGTTTCCAACACCAAAGCATCAATTCAAAGAAGTTCATCGTTTTGAATTTCTCGATGTAGAAGCAGGGGATCATGTAGACGACGAAGAAATGCGTTGTAGTCAAGAACAGGCTAATGAACTTGTTCGTTTGCTACAACACGCACTGGATAAGCGCATGGATGTAATTGTTCATTGCTTTGCAGGTATTTGTCGTTTGACGATTGGCGTACAATGAGGGCAATTGGAGATTGAAAGGAGGGCAAGATGCCTAGTGTATTTTTAGTTAGCGACACGCACTTTGGTCACACTGGTGTTTGCCGCTTCACACGTAACGATGGTGTTACAAAGTTACGCCCATGGACGGATCCAGATGAAATGGACGAAGCCATGGTCAAGGCTTGGAACGAAAGAGTCAAGCCTACTGACAAAGTCTACCACTTAGGTGACGTTGTCATTAACCGCAAGGCATTAAAAGTCTTACATCGGTTAAATGGTGATAAGGTATTAATCCGCGGTAACCACGACATCTTTAGGGATGACGACTACAGGCAGTACTTTAGAGAATTACGTGCATATCATGTTATGAACGGAATGATCTTAAGCCACATTCCTGTACATAGTGATAGCTTAGGACGTTTTGGTGTTAACATTCACGGACACTTACACGCAAATCGTGTTATGAAGCCTAGGGGTGTTGATGCTAAGACTGGGGAAATCTTATACAGTGATAAGATTGATCCACGCTACCATTGCGTATGCGTAGAACAAACTCCTGACTTTGCACCAATCTTATTTGAGGATGTGTTAAAACGCATTGCAGAAGAAGGCGGTGTAATTGGATTTAAGTCCGGTAACGGTCCTATAATGTAAGGAACAAGAATGTCTTATCGTGAATATTATTTTCGACAGATGATTAGAAGCGGTAAGGCATTCTTTATCTATTCTAAGGGTTTTATTTTGAATAGGAAAGTATAATGCCAAAATGTTATCAACTTATAGGAGTACCGGGTGCGGGTAAGAGCACTTGGACTAAAAACCAACAATGGATGCTGGGCATGGAGTATGTAAGCACCGATCATCATGTAGAAGTGTATGCTGAATCTGTAGGTAAAACTTATTCAGAGGTGTTTACAGATTATATGCCTAAAGCAGTTGAACTAATGGCGGCAGAAGTTGTAGCCGCTAGAGAAGCAGGGCGTGATGTTGTTTGGGATCAAACTAGCACTACTGTTAAAAGTCGTGCTCGTAAGTTTAACATGTTACCAGACTATTATCATATTGCCGTAGTGTTTAAGACACCCGAGCATAAAGAACTCATGCGTCGATTGCTCAGTCGTCCTGGCAAAGAAATTCCAGAGCATGTTATTGCTAGTATGATTGCCAGTTGGGAAGAGCCAACTGAAGAAGAAGGATTCAAAGAAATCTGGCGGGTTTAGTCAAAAGACTTAAAAAAATTGTGCATCTGTTGTATAATTAGGCGGCACAGCAACACATTGAAAGAAATTCAAAATGACTTATTTTCTAAAACAAGGAAACACATATCGTGTTTCAAAAAAAGAAGCTCTTGATATTCAGGAAAAACTTCCGGCTGGCAACTATGTTGTCAAAAAAGACGAAATGAGCGGACAACTGTTTCTTGAACAAATTGATGCATTTGATGTCAAAGGTAAGATTTACGGAGACACCGAGAAACGTGCTGAACGTATTCTTTATGCATTCAATGATCGTCCTGCGTCAACCGGTGTAATGCTTACTGGTGAAAAAGGTTCAGGCAAGACACTGCTGGCAAAGATGCTTTCATTCAAAGGATACGACAAAGGAATCCCTACCATTGTTATTAATCAACCTTGGTGCGGAGAACAGTTTAATGCTTTCATTCAAAGTATTGAACAACCTGTTATTGTTGTATTTGACGAGTTTGAAAAAGTCTATGACGAGCATGAACAAGAAGCTATGCTGACACTTCTAGATGGTGTATACCCAACTAAGAAGTTGTTTGTTCTAACCTGTAACGACAAATGGCGTGTGAATACCCACATGAAGAATCGTCCAGGTCGTATCTTTTACTCACTAGAGTACAAGGGACTTGAAGCAGAATTCATTCGTGAATACTGTAACGACAACTTGAAGGCAAAAGAACACATCGAAAAGATTATTGGTATTGCAGGAACGTTTGATCAATTCAACTTTGACATGCTAAAGGCACTAGTTGAGGAAATGAATCGATTCAACGAAACTCCGCAAGAAGCAATGACTATGCTGAACGCGAAACCTGAATACAGCAATGAAAGCCGTTACAAAATCAAAATGCTGATTAACGGTGAAGAAATGTCTGAAACTAATTACGAAGACAAAGAATGGCACGGTAACCCACTTACCAAACATGTCAATGTTTCTTATCGTAATTACAACACCGATCCTGATGCCGACGGCGATTGGGATTGGGAAAGCATTCGTTTTGAACCAAATCATCTTAAGAAGATTGATGGCAACGGTACCAAATACGTGTTTACCGACAGCAAAGGTAACAGCCTAATCCTAACCAAAGTTAAGGAAGAAGGTTACAAGTATTGGGACGCTTTTTGAGTAATGTGCGCTAGAAGCTGATCGGATAGCGAAAGCCTCTAAAACTTCTGGTAGCGGGTTCGACTCCCGCCTAGCGCACCATTTCAAAAACTAAATAATTTTGTGGATGGTCCACAAACTAACACTCTTTAATAACTAGGTACTTAGAGTGTGTACCGTAAAAAGGAAGAACCATGATGTATAATCAAAAACTAGTAGCCTCTATCAAATCAAAAGGCAAAGTGCTCCGTGAATTCAAGGACACAGTCTATATTCCATTTGCTAGCGAATATAGTATTCTACTCAAAAACCTCAACACAACTCGCGCTGTCGTTAATGTTTACATTGACGGGGATAACGTTGTACCTGGCGGATTAGTTATTGACGCAGGTCGTACTATTGATTTAGAACGTTGGATTAAAAACGGCAATCTCTCCGAGGGTAACAAGTTCAAGTTTATTGAACGCACACAGGCAATTGAAGATGGTCCACGTGGAATCAAGATGGAAGATGGCTTAGTGCGTATTGAATACCAATTTGAAATTCCACGCCCTATTCTTAATATTCCAACTTGGAATCTACTAATGCTAGTCTTAATAGTATGAATGTTACAGCAAGTGCTGCAAGTTTTCAAAATGAAACTGGCATTACTGTTCCAGGTAGTAAGTCAACACAGAGCTTCCAGCATGTGACCGTTGGCACATTAGAATCTACAGTTCATAACATTGTGTTGAAACTTGTAGGCGACTTAGGCAACAACAAACCTGTAGAAAAGGCTGTCACAGTTAAGCACAAGCCAAAGTGTGTAACTTGTGGCAAGCAGAATAAGGCTCACGCTAAATTCTGTTCAGAATGCGGCACAGCACTTGAAATATTTGCGTAAATAAAAGCATGGGGGTGAAAGTCCCCCAATTTAAAGGAATTTAAAATGTTTATAGGATTAATGGGAGTTGACAACGATGGCAAGACCATGTACACTCCTAGTGGTAAGAAAATATTTTTCACACTGCCATGGGGGCTAGCGTGGAAGGTGCAACAGATCCAACATTGGATCGCTCAAAAAACTTGGAGATAAAAATGAAATAGATTGAATATGCTTGTAAGGATGTAGTGTTCCATTTTAACAAAAAACACTTAGAAGATCAGACCGTTCCCATGTGGGTCTTAAAATTCCATGGCGAAACTCTTTATGTTAATCATGTAGACTGTACAGTTCCTTGGAGTACCAAGGAAACACCCGACAACAGTCACACTAAAGGCAGTATCAAAGTCAAGAATGTATTGTTACGTATTGACGAAGAAAATTCTGCACAAATTTCCGAACTAACACTAATAGATAAATTTCGATTACGCAATCAGAAATTGGGCATCACACGGATTATGTTTCGACCTAGTAGCGAAATGCATAAAGCATTAATGGCTAATGAGTATAAACACGGTCCATTAAAAACAATTCGCGGAGCCTGTGCAAGTTCGTTTATCATATGTGATTTACTAAGTCGTAAGGAAGTAATGTTAGCCCAAATTAAGTATGCAGATTGGAGAGAAGTTAAGCCAAACGAATCCTACTACCAACAGTACGATGATGTTAAAGGGTCCAATTTACATGTAGATTATGGGCCAAACGAATCCTACTACCAACAGTACGATGATGTTAAAGGGTCCAATTTACATGTAGATTATGGACACCCAAGCACACCATATGAGTATAGTTAATACTTTAGTAATACTTGACGAAATGCCCGTTTTGTCTTATACTGTAACTACAGTAATAGAAAGGAGCTCAAAATGTCCGAAGTTAAAATTGGCACCTTGTACAAAGTCACAGTAACTGAGTACGAAGCAGGATGGGGACAGCGTCCTTGCCCAGAAGAAACCAAATTCTTCACCACCCGCAAAGAAGCTGAAACTTATGCAGAAGCCTGCAATCAAGGCACGTATGAGATTTATTGGAGAGCCCGTATAGATCAAATTGGTTAAACTCCTGTCGATGAGTTCATATTTTGGACCCATCGACAGTTGACAAACACCCGTTCCTTTGCTATAATATACACATACAGTAAACAACTAGGCACAGAAAGGCTTACAATGATTATTAACAGCGCACCGCAAGACCAAGCAGTTTTGAGTAACGTTGGTGAAGTTGGCGAGTTCCGTATTCGCAACTCTGCAAAGGCATTCAACATTTTGAGTTCGGGTTTGTATGCAAACAAGATCCGTGCTATCATCCGTGAGCTGTCATGTAATGCAGTTGATTCGCATACTGCCGCTGGTAAATACGAAACGCCATTTGATGTTCACTTGCCTAACCAATTGGAACCTTGGTTTAGCATTCGTGACTACGGTACAGGACTCAACCATGAGCAAGTCACCAGCATCTACACCACGTACTTTGAATCCACTAAAACTGATTCTAATGATTTTATTGGCGCCCTTGGTCTTGGTTCTAAGTCTCCATTTAGTTATACGGATAACTTCACCGTCACCGCCATCAAAGATGGAGTCAAAGGTATCTATACTGCCTTCATCAACGAACAAGGGGTTCCTAGCATTGCATTGATGATGACTGAAACTACCGACGAACCTAGTGGTGTTGAAGTGAAGTTTTCAGTTAACGACCGTTATGACTATTCTAAATTCGTAGACGAAGCCCGCCAAGTTTATACTTACTTTGCTTTGCGTCCTGTTGTAAGCGGTGTCACAGATTTTAAATTCCGTGACGTAGAGTACGATACTAAGGACATTATTCCAGGTGTTCATAGCTATCAACGTGGCGGTCGTTCTGTTGCTATTATGGGCAATATTGCCTATCCTATCGAAGTTCCTAATGCTGATACATCGTTAGGCGATCTGCGTAACTTGTTGAACTGTGGTTTGGAAATGCACTTTGCTATTGGTGAATTGGATTTTCAAGCAAGCCGTGAAGGCCTGTCTTACATTCCGCAAACTATTTCGGCTATCAAACGTAAGCTAGAAGAGGTTAATGCTCAGTTGGCTATCCACGTTGCCAAAGAAGCAGATACTATTCCTAACTTGTGGGACCGTGCTGTACACTTGTACAAAAAGTATCACATGGGCTTATGGAGCCAGGCTGTTAAAAAGTATGTACAAGATACTAAACTGTCTACATTTGATGACAGCCGTTACGGTGGCACAATGACCTTCAAGTTAGGCATTGAAGATCTTGCTAAAAAGTATAACATTTCCATCCGTGGATTTAATTATGCTAAACATAGCAAAGCATATCCTAATCGTAAACAAGAGTCTGACCATAAGCAGAAAGCAGGTGGCGGCTACGATGTTACACATTACTGGGGTATTACTGTAGAAGAGCGTGTTCAGTTCATTGTAAACGATACTAAAGTTGGTGCTGTTGAACGTGCTAAGTTTCACTATCGTGCAACCAAGCCAGACCATAGTACTACTGTTTTTGTTCTTGAAAAAGTAAACAAGAATAAAGATATGAACACTAAGGCTTTCTTCAAAGCAATCAGCAATCCTCCAAAGGATCGTATTGTACAGGCAAGTACCTTGCAAAAGAAGGATCGTGCTGATTCTACATTGGGTAAGAATGTTACTATCCTATGTTTGCAAGAACGCGGTAGTGGTGGCTACTATCGTGAACGTGAAATGGTTTGGCGTGATGCTGGCAAAGCAGACAGCTTTGATACTAGCCAAACTTACTACTACTTGCCTTTGAGCGGCTTTGAAGTTCAAAGCAAACTAGGTTCAATCGATGTTAAACAGTTCTACAATGATTTGAAAGACTGTGGACTAGAAGGTCTAAAGACTACAATCTACGGTGTGCGTAAAGGCGACATTGAGTTTATTCGTACTCAAAAGAACTGGATCAACATCGAAGATCATATTGTTAGTGTTTTGAGCAAACCAATTGACAACAAACTTATTATGAGTTTGGTGTTACAGGCAGTTGACAATTTCAACTTGCTCAGCTATACTAGCAATATCGTAGACGCTGTGACTAATCCAGCAAGCCCTTATGTTAAATTGGTAACACAATTTAAGGGTTTTGAAAAGATTCGTTACAGTGAACAGAGTTTGAAGCGTCTGTGCAATCGTTATGCTCAAGGTGTAACATTTAATCCAGAAGCCCAAGTGCAAAAGTTTGTTGATGAATGCTCTGTAATCAGCAAACGATATCCGTTGCTAGCCTACTTGCGTAGTGCTCCTAACGCAGAAGTTGCAGAGTATGTGAATATGATTGACACACAGAAAGGTGTAAAATAAAATGAGCTATCCATATTTGATTCAAGGTAGTAATATTGTTGTCGTAATTGGCAATAAATCGCATACCATTAGCAAGACGCACATTACCTATCAAAAGGTACTGGACGCAATTAAAACCAGTGATTGGGATTCACTGCCTGACATTATTGAACCTAAAAAGGTTGTGTTGAACTACGGACAAGGCAACGTGTCTATCCAAGGTGAAACCTTATACTGGAAGGGCAAGGAACTGAACACTGGTTTGTCAGTGCGTATGATCCAAATGTTGCAAGAAGGCTTTCCAATTGAGCCCATGGTTAACTTCATGGAAAACTTGTACCAAAACCCAAGTAAGCGAGCTGTTACTGAACTGTATGGTTTCTTGGAAAAGTGCAACTTGCCCATCACTCCAGACGGCCACTTCTTGGCTTACAAGAAAGTTCGTGCAGACTATACAGATGTACACTCTGGTACGATGGATAACTCTGTTGGACAGATTGTTGAAATGGAACGTCACGATGTCGACGACAACAAGGACAATACTTGTTCAACAGGCTTGCACTTCTGTAGCCAAAGTTACTTGAATAGTTTTGGTGGTGAACGTACTGTTATCGTTAAGATCAATCCACGTGACGTTGTAAGCATTCCAAGTGATTATAACGATGCTAAGGGTCGTGCTTGCCGCTACGAAGTGATTGGTGAGATGGAAGTTGAAGCCGATAAGGCGTTTACTCGCCCTGTCCAAACTCAAGCAAACCGTCCTATGAAGACTGGCACTAGTGCTTTTTACAAAGGATATAGTGCAGGTTGGCAAGGTAACATTAATGCAAGTCGTGAATACTACGGTAAAGAGTATACAGACTATACCGAAGGTTACGAAAAAGGCAGTGACGACCGTGAAAACGGTGGACAAGAACGTTATCGTTATGTACCTAACTTTACAGATGGCGGTGCTTGGCCGTTCGCTAAACAGTAATTAAACTAGCACATAATAGGGCCTTAGGGCCCTATTTTTTTGACTTTAAATGCGAGGGCGGTTTTCTTCGTTTGAATAAATACTGTGTATTGGTCTACATAGATCTAAAAGAATAACGGAGATAGCACGATGTCGCTACGCATTAGAAGAGGTACAGATGCCCAACGCACCGGGAAAACGTTCGATCCAGGAGAAATAGTTTGGACAACAGATAATCAACAACTTTGGGTTGGTACTGGAGTCACTGCTGGTGGAGTTCCTGTAGTAGGTTCAAACGTTGCTGGTTACGGTATAGTATATAATAATATAACTAAAAAGTTAGATGTGTCAGGATTAACATCGGATGATGTAGTCCAAGGCGTCAACAACAAATACTTTAGTACAGAACTAGCTGTTGATGCTGTTGGTGCAGCACTTGTGGCAGGCAATGCAACAAACGTAGGTATTACATTTACCTACGCAACAACACAAGATGACGCTGGACGTATTAATGCTACTGTTGATGCGAGTGCGTTTATCGACACTGGTTTGTTAACTGTTCAAGCAGATACAACTCCTGAACTAGGTGGTAATTTAGATTTAAATTCAAAGGATATTAACGGAACAGGAAATATTAATATAACTGGATCAGTAACAGCTGACTCAGGAACTATTGACGATTTTGATGCAACAACAGCTAATATTGGAACAATCAACACATCTGTTAGCCTATTAACAGACAATATTTTACCTTATGATGATGTTAATAATATTGTTAGATTTGGATCTAATACTGTTGCAACTACTGTTATGATAAGAGGTGACGGACAACAAACCACTATAGACTTAAGAGCTAATACTTCTAATGGAACAGGTCCTCAACCAATTATTAAATTTGGAGCAATAAGAGGAACTCAATTAACACCAAGCGTAGTTCAAGACAATGATATATTAGGATCAATTATATTTTCAGGTTACACAGGTCAATCAAATCAAGACGGATTTGGTACTGGATTTGTTATGGGTGTCCGTGTTACAGATACAGGTGTATTGACAAACGAAGAAACATTTGACGGCACACTTATTGCGGGCACAGTTGCAGATGTTGTTGGAGGAACGTTTGTTAATATAGCGCCAGGCGGTATTTTATCAGCTCCTATATTCAAAGCAAAAGGATATGCAACAGGTAGCTTGCCTTCAAGCCCTGCTGAAGGTTACATAGTGTTTGACAGTACAACTAAAGAATTTAAAGGTTGGAATGGTACTGCTTGGGCAGTACTAGGCTAAACTATACTTAAAATAGTCAATGTCTCTTTGATGTACATTGGCAATTAATTTAATACTTTGATCACTAAAGTACTTTTTAAATTCCCAATGGTCATACCCACTTATATCAGGTAAAGGAATATCGCAATTTAGATATTCCTTTATTTTTTTGAAGTCTTGTTCTAAGTCTTCTGCTCGACATATATAATCAACCCATTCATCATTTACGTGAATAAAATCAATTTGATTTGTAAAACGATTAAACCATCGAGGAAACTCAAACGGAATATCTGGGTTACAGTAATCAGCTACCCATTCATTAATAGGCTTAAGGTCCAACAAAGTCATGTTATTCCAATCTAGCCAATATCCTTCCTTACTTACTTTTCGATATAAACTATACACACGTTGCCAAGGATTACGCACAACGGTCATAGTTTTAGCAGAAGGATAATGATCCTTGACCGTTCCTAAATGCGGATGATCAATCATCCAAGGATCTGTATCATTTACTTCAAAGTTAACTTTAAGCCAATCTGAAATAATTTTCTTCATAGCCATTCCTGTACGAGGCACGTGAATGTATGCTAGTTCAGGTCGTTGTATATAAAAGGTACCCATTAGTCAATTTTAATTAGTTTAATGATCCATCCCATTGGGTCTAGCTCCCACCACTTTTTTCCTGCGTACCATGCACCAGGATTACCATGGTGATTATTATGCCAACCTTCTCCTAATGCAATAACGGCTGCAATCCAACTGTTAGTACTATAGTCTTTAGTTTCATAATTTCTATACCCGTGTCTATGACCCAATACATTAACTAAGCCAATTACGTGTACTGTTAAGGTTGCAGGCAACGCATATAAAAATACCCACAACATAGGATCAATTAAAATTAAAATAGCAGATGTAATAAAAATAACTTTAAAATAATTATTAAAAATCCATTTATGCAATGGCTTACGAATTAGATCTTTTACATAAGCCATCGAAATAGCTTCAACGTGCCAATCATAACCAACCCATACCTTAAATGCAGCCCAGTAAGAAAATTTTCCATCAACATAGGACGAGTGCGGATCTCCGGAACCATCAGACTTGGCATGGTGCATCCTATGTAATCCTACCCAAGCAATGCTAGGACCAATAGTAGAATAGATACTGATAAAACTTAGTACATTTTCAAGCCACGGCCATGTTTTAAAACTACGATGAGTTAACATTCTGTGTAATGTAATAATTGCGCTAATATGTCCTATAACAAACCAAGATGCTAGCGCAACAAAGAACCAAGAGTATTGCCCTAAAGAGATTGCGTACCAGACACCAATAATGCTGGCAATAAAATTAACTAACTGTATTAATCTTACTTTAAGATTATAACTCATGTTCCTTCCTCTAGTTGTGACCATTCCTGGTCAGTTATTGTATTTGGATTCCATTTCTGAAAACTTCCTGGTGTTGTTTCTAAGTACACAAAGTTTTGCCAACATTTTTGTACGGGCCACGGACAAGTTTGTAAGTACCCATAACCTAATGTCCATTTACCTTTGCTGGCGATGTCCATATGTTTAACCCATGTGTCCCACCAACGCTTTCCACCTCTGTTACGATTTTGCATTGTAATAAGATACAAATCGTAATTGTTTATAGAAATTAATTTGTCTATTAAACTACACGTTACACGAAATCCGTCTGTCATATCCGTATGCTTCATTCGAAAGTCTGGAAATGTGTATAACCTATTAATCATTTTAGCCACGTTCTTTGGATAACGCCCATCATTAAATACGCCGCCCATTACCATAGGTTTACCAGTGCTAGTTTGGTAAACTACTCCGTACCCTGTATGTTGCTCAACTACTAAATTTTCTTTGGTATAATTATAACGCAACCAATTATCTTCTTCCAAGCATAGTTCTCGTACCTTTTCAAATTCTAAATTTGATTGGTAGTAAACAATTATATGTGTATCAGTTAAATCATATCTGTTTTGCATGGAATTGTATTTAATTAAATAGTTGAGAGATAAAAAATAATGCTAGATGCTGCGATTACAAAACTTAATTTTACTATAAAACTAGATAGTTTAAAAGAGTATTATCATACATTGACAACCAAATACGATCACTTGTGTTGGAAGTGGGATAGGTACGGTCACGAAATTACAGAAGAGTGGTACAATCGTATTATATCAAATGGTCCAGGTTGTATACTTCCTTACGGTTGGGCAATACAAAGTAATTTAGTAGACTTGACTATACCATGCCCTCCATACAACATAAGCACACATGAAAGAACATATTATCGAAACACTGAACTAGCATTTGGTTTAGTTACTAAATTACAAGAACTTATTCCTTATGCCTATCGATGGAGTCTAGTTGTTCAGCCGCCAACTGGTAAAGTAAGTAGACACGTTGACCAAGGCGATGAATACACAGCCCATATACCAATATATGATTCTCCAGGTGCCACATTTAAATTTTGGGATACTTTAGGCAATCGTAAAGATTTTGGGATACCAGCAGATGGCAGTGTTTATCTTGTTGATACTATAATAGAACACGAAACTGAAAATTTTAGTAACAGTGATAGAGTAGGGTTAGTGTTTAGATTTAAAAGGTCTGATTTACCAACATTAATGCAACTTACTGGTGAAATATCATGACTATAATATATACTCCAATCGATATAGAATTTGACATGCCAGACGAGCAAGAACTTATTGACTGGTTTCATTCTCATAAAATTACAGACACAGATTATTGGGAGTATGCAGAAGGTCGACACGAATGGTGTTATGTAGCCTTGAGAGAACAACCAAGTGATTGGCGAACATATGATGCATGGTTAAAATGGTCAAAGGAACGCGAGCCAATAGAAAATGCTGGACTTTTCTTTCATCCAGGATTTGAGGGAAAATTTCCAGGTTTAGCAAAGTGTATAAGAGAATTACCATTTGATCAAATAGGAACCAGCGGCTTTATTATGCAGATAGGAACTATACCTCCTCACCAGGATGCAGACTATAATATGACAGAGCCAAGACGATATATTATCTATATCACTGACCCAGCTTACAATACTTTTCATTTTGTACATAACGGTAAAAAGATATGGCCAAAAATTGATAACAAGTATCGATGTTTTGCTTTTAACAACAGTAATATTCAACATGCGGCAGATCCAACTGATAGGACTAAAATACTTTTAAGTACAGTAGGTATAATGAACAAACAAAAACACGAAGCTTTATTGGAACGCAGCTTGAAAAAATTTGCAGATAAAGTTATTATAATATAATGTATTTTAAAAGATTAAAGGCACAATTTAAACATACTGTAGGTATGTTTGATCGTCAATACAAAGAAACAAAATCTGTTTTTAAAGATTATAATAACAGTATATGGTTTTTAGGTTGTAGTCATGTGTTTGGTACAGGATTAGAACATTATGAAACAGCACCTTATCAACTATCTAGTTTATCAAACAAGAAAGTTATAAATTTAGGCCATCCAGGTTCTGGTCCTATGATGGTTGAACAAACACTAACTAAGTTACTTAAAAAATATGAACCTTTAGCTATTGTTATAGCCTGGCCAAATTTTGATAGATGGCAAAGTTATGAAATAAACTTTCCTGGTGCTGTACTATGGATGCCGTTTTGTCTTGAAGATTCACAAAGCCATAATAACCATTTTGGATCTAAAAAACTTTGGCCAGAAAGTTATGAGAAATATAAAACTATGCTGTTAAATAACACTATTAAAGATGTAAATTTAAAATCATATTACAATGTTAAACAGATAACTAAAAATAAAAAAACTATAGAATTCCAATATATGCCGGATGAGCATATATCACTTAATTTGCCGTGTTATCCGTTTATAGATTATGCAAGGGACGATCAGCATCCAGGCAAATTAACACAAAAAATAATAGCTGAGTACATTTGGAACAAACTAAATGAAATATAATTATTACTATAACGATGTGCCAGGTGTAGGGCTATGTAGAAATAATTTAATTTATACTAGCCTTATTAGCGAAGACAAAAAAACGTTTGTACAATGGTACTATAATGATACAGAGTATCATAAAGGACACAACGAAATAGTTGACTCAAACTTGATGGCTGAAAAATTTCAAAGAGAATTACATTTTTTAAGTAACATGGCTTACCATAATCCATCAATGGTACCTGAAATTTTAGAAGTAAACATTCCTGAAAGGAAAATATATTTAAGAATAGACGGTAGTGATTTTTGGAACAGAGCCGGTTGTGATACATCAAACTATGATAATATAGTCCCAGACTGGCAAGAGCAGATGTTAAAAATTATACAGGCTCATAAAGAAAGAGGTTGGTACAAATACAGTATGCATCCTAGCAGTTATTTTGTAGTAGACGGCCAATTAAAAAGTATAAATTACTTTTTCACTTATAGCAGTAACGAAGGCCCAATCAGCATTGCAGATCATGCTAGTCATATATACAGCACTAGACAGGATATAATGCGTGAACAGATTGAACAAATGGGTATTAGTTGGGAAGGTAAAGAACCTTTAGATAAATTACAGATGTTATGTTTTGAAAGTTTTCGATCTAACTACAATGATGATTTTATAGAAAAAGCTAAGAGGATATATGATTAAAGGAATAAATGGTAAATCCTATTTTGATATGGAAACATATATTGATATGGATCAATTTCAAAAATTGCAACCTGAGATACTAACAGGTTTTGCCCTAGCACGTGAATATGCTAAAGAAGGCACATGGATGAAGCCTGGCTTTTCATTTGAAAACATGAGTTACAAACTTAGTTGGAAACCTATCTATCAGTCTATGGATGAGTTCATGGAACTGCCTAAAGACGATCCTTTATATCAAGCTGGCATAAAGTTAATGCCTACAGATTTTAAAAACTTTCAACAACGTAATAAATTTACTCGTTATCTAAAGATGGCAATGGGTGCATATGATCCATACATTTACTATTACTTGTGGGAAGAAGGTAGCTGGGATGATAGAACAGCACCACGTAAACTAACTCCAGAAGCTGAATACTTTCCTAATGTAGTTAAATGGGTAGAATCTATGGTAGGAACTATATTCCAAGAGATTGGCCGTGTTATATTTTTTCACTGTGAAGCAGACGGTATTCCGTTTGAACATCGCGACTTAGATGCTAAGAACGGCATCGATGTTGTTACACCCCATCGTAATGAATTTATACATGTTCGTCCTAACACAAAGAAGGCTATGTACCTTTGGGATCCAGAGACCAAAGATAAAACATATCTTAACACTAGAGCTGCTTGGTGGAACGATGTAGATTGGCACGGCGGCGAACGTATCATGGAACAAAGTTATAGTTTACGTATTGACGGAAAATTTACAGAAGATTTTCGTAAACGCTTAGGTATAGAACATTTGGAATCTTATTAATGTACGATGTAATACTATTTGGAGATATGCCAGATCTTGAAACTTATTCAAGAGCAAGCGGCTCTCATCGTATAGCAACTGAATTGAGAGAGCATGGGTACTCTGTTTTAGTTGTTGATTTTGCAAACTATATTAATTTTAAAAGATATAGTGAAATAATTGAACTATCAGTGGGAGAAAACACTCTAGCTGTTGGTTTTTCAACTACATGGTTTCCTTTTATTTTGCCAGACGGAACTGTTAGTCATAGAGAACCAAGCAAACCAGCCATGCGATTTAATCCAAACACAGAAAATTCATTAAACAGTTTAAGTATGGAATTTGGAGGGCCCAATGTCCAATTTTATACTGATAAAATTAAATCTGTAAATCCAAGAACAAAAATTATTTTAGGCGGCGCGAAAGCCTTTATGTACATTAATACATTAGGCGTTGATAATGTGTTTATAGGACATGCAGAAACTATGATTGTAGAATATCTACAAAGTCTTAAAAAAGGTCCAAGAAGATTGTGGAACAGAATTATTGATCACGATAAAAAAGCACAGTCACCCTCTTGGGATTTTAGAAGATCTAACATTTCCTATGAGCCAGAATCTTTTATATTGCCTAGCGAAACACTTTTATTAGAAGTAGGAAGAGGTTGTAGATTTAATTGTAAGTTTTGTTCATTCCCGCTTATAGGTCAAAAAAATGTTAAAGACTATATTAAATTTGAAGAGTGTCTTTATAACGAACTTTTAGACAATTGGAATCGTTGGGGAACATGGAAATACACTATAGTAGACGATACATTTAATGATAGTACAGAAAAACTAGAAATGGTCAAACGTGTAGTAGCAAGACTTCCTTTTAAACCTGCGTTTTGGTGTTATATGAGATTAGACATAATAGTTAATAATCCAGAACATATACAACTTGCCAAAGATATAGGAATTAGAGAAGTTTACTTTGGTATAGAAACATTAAATCGAGAAGCTGGCAAAGTTATAGGTAAAGGCATGGATCCTAAACGTATTACAGATACTTTAGAAAAATGTGCTGAGGTATGGGGACACGATGTTTGGATAATGACCGGATTAATATGCGGCCTTCCTAAAGACAATATTGCAGATTTTGAAAAAAGCTGTGCCTACTTTGACAGGCCAGATCGCCCAGTAGGTCACATAAACACAACTCCGTTACGTATAATAAAACATACAGATTTTACAAAATATAGATTTAATGCTGCTTTTGAAATTGAAGCTGAAAAGTATGGATATGAATTTCCTTATCCAGATGTTCCTTGGCGATGGATTAAAAAGGACGGGACTGATATAGATACGTTTGAAAAAGCAACTGAAATAGCCGTGAAGTGGCAACAAAAATTAGATAGCCATATTCAGTTTTATAGAAACTTTTTTTATATTAGTTGTATTAATTTACCAAAATATGATTTTAATACTCTAATGTCTTTTACTAAAAAAGAAGATTTATATCAACATTTTGGAAGCGATAATATTAAAGAATTAATGAAACAACAAATAGAGGAAACTTATTTTATTCCTCTATTAGAATTTTTAAGGCAAAAAGCCTGTGAAAGTAATGAGGTGTTTAGATTTAGTTCCCACATTGAAACCAGCATGCCATGAATGTGGATCAGGAAACTTATAAGTATTTCCCTGCTCTTCTAAATAGAATATTTCATCCTCTAAAATGAATCCTGCACCAAAAGACGGCTTAGATAAAAAAATTACAAATCTTTGCAACTTATTTTTTAAGTATAAGTCTTTATAATTATTCATAATGTCTTTATGTAATGGTACACAAAAGCCTGGTTCAACCTTACTAACAAAACTACCAAGTGGTTCAACTCCACAAAATTTTCCTAACTCGTCTACTATTTTTTGATCAAAATGTTGACCTGGATAATAATGTTTAAACTTAACTGAAGTAACATTTTTATAAACAGTTTCTAATAAATCAAAAGTTTCTTTAGACTCTTCTTTATAAAATACATCGTCTTTATTAATTTCAAGTGGAGCTAGTATAGTATTTCCTTCAACCAACTCACACGCAGCTATTAGTGCTTCACAATCAATAACAGATGAGCAATTTCCAATAAAGTTTTTCATAATATATCCTAAATTTATTTATATCCTGTAAGAGTTAATAACATTTTAGGCAAAAGTCCAACATTAGATCCTGCATGCCAAGAGTGTATGTCTGCATACTGATATATCGATCCTTGCGGTTCATTGTAGTAGGCATCGTCTTCTGTTACAAACAAATGCCCAGGAGCGGGTGGTGTTACAAACATAAAATATCTTATTAGTGTGCCTAACTTTTTATGTTCGTGTTCCCACGGATTTATATCCCAGTGCCATGGCGTACACTTGCCTGGCCTTATTTCACTCACCCAACACATAATAGGAGTGCAATTTGTTATTTCTCCTAACATTGTAGAATAATTTAAACTAAAGTGTATTCCTGACTGATAGTGTCTATACTCCACAACATTTTCATCATAGCCAACTGATTTTAATAAGTTAGTTTGATATACACTTTCTTCATAAAATGGATTATTTGGTTCTAATTCTAAATGGCCATGATTTGGTTCAACTGTGTGCTGATTTATTTCAGATATTAAATCATTACAGCTAAAATGAGAATTGCAATTACCCACATATAATTTCATACTATTTCAAATTCCTGTGGTAATATATTTTTAAATTCTGACAAGTGCTGTCTTTCAATATTAAATTTAATTACATCATTGCTATAATTAAAATCATTAACAATTCCATTCTTGTTAGCAGAGTTTAGCCAAGAGCTGACTCGATCATCAAATATATATCGTGCCTCAGCTTTGTCATCTATGACAGATTTTATTATAACAGATACAGGATCAACTAACTTTGATAACCGTAGTAATTTTCTAACAACTAATTGGAACCTTACTCTATTACCAAAATTTACAGCGGTATGTTTAGGACTTGCGTCCATACTATACCAATACCCATCAGCTACAGTAGGGTACATTGTTTCTGTCTCAATATTTATAATGTAACATTTTTCTCCTGAGATGTTTAAATGAAATCTATCATCTATATCAGAATGTCCTATATATGACTCCCCTGCGTTAAGTCGTCTTACTTTTGCTTCACCAACTACACCTGGCAATGTATCCATAATAGTTTGCCAAACTGTTCCTTTATATTTTTCTTTGAGTATCCAAGGATCGTAGAAAAAGTTACCAGTTTGTTCATTAAGGGTAAAATCAAATCCTTCGTGAAATATAGCATACAAGGCTTCTTGTATAAGTTCCGAGGACAGGCATATTGGCATTTTAGTCAGCATGAAATATTTATATGCTACTATTATAAGGTTAAATATTTCATGGACATTATTCAAGAAGCTACCAAAATACTTAGAAAACCTATTGGGTGGATTGAACTAGATATCAATTTCAATCTCACGGATTGGGTTGAAGAATCAAAAATTGCTGAACAATTTTTAGTTACACATAGAGAAAATGGCGGCCATAAAGGATGGCGTAGTTGTTGTATACACGGCATAGATACTGATAAGACAGGACACTGGGCACAGTATTCTGCTACAGAAGAAGACATTACATATAAATGGACAGACTTATCTAAACTAACTCCTAAAATAACTAATTTTTGGAAATCATTCCCTACAGAACGATTTGCCAGATTAAGATTTATGGAACTAGAACCAAATGGCTTTATTGCTCCGCATGATGATTCGCCAAGCGGTGTTAAAAATACAGAGTTTGATATGATGGATCATATGATTCCAATTAACCTAGCAATTACACATCCTGACAATTGTCAAATGCAATTAGAAGGATATGGCCGTGTTCCATTCCGTGCCGGCCGAGCATTTATTGTTAATATTACAAATGTACATTCTGCAATTAATAACAGCAATCAGCCCAGAATGCATATGATAGCACATTGTATTATTGGCAACAAGAAAAAAGAATTTGCAGAATTAGTTGTAAGAAGTTATAATAAACATCATGCTTGAATTTAATATTGACGGCGTACAGTTGCCTTTTGACAAAGATTGGGATTTTGCTATTAGCCTAAGTGGAGGTGCCGATTCTGCTTTGTTAGCGTATCTGCTTAGTTCATTGGCCAACGAGCATCAAACTATTCATATTATTAATCATACAAGAATGTGGAAAACAAGACCTTGGCAACAATACGATGCTCTTGGAGTTTATGAATACTTGTTAAATGCATTTCCAAAACTAACTTATGTATTTCATAAAAATTTTATTGCACCAGAATTAGAATACGGCAATATGGGTCCAAACTTAACAGACGAGTATGGTAAAAAAGTTAGTGGCGACAATATACAACAACGTGCCTTTTCTGAATTCATCTGTCACAAGTACAATTTAGATGCTTACTACAATGCAGTTACTAGAAACCCAAGATTAGCAAAATTTAATGGTATGGCAGAAAGAGACATAGAAAAAAATCAAGACAACAAACACCTTGAATTCATGATACATATGAATAGAGTTGCTAGCCATCCATTTAGATTTGTAGATAAATCTTGGATATTAAAACAGTATAAAAGGTTGGATATCATGGACTTGTTTAATATAACAAGAAGCTGTGAAGGCGAATTTAAAAATATAACCTACGAAACATATAAACCTAGACAGTATGTTCCTGTGTGCGGAGAATGTTTTTGGTGTAAAGAAAGAGAGTGGGCAATTGAACAACATTAATCCTCCTACGTTTTGTATGCATCCGTTTACAGGGTTAGCAACTAGAGAAGACGGTGCTGTTAAAGTCTGTTGCCGAAGCCACCCTATTGGATTTATTCAAGATCAATCTTTGGAAGAAATCTGGAATGGCGACAATATGAAACGTATTCGTAAACAAGTTCTTACAGGATATCGTCCTCCAGAATGCGAACCCTGTTTTAGTCTAGAAGATCAAGGTGTTGAAAGTCTTAGACTGCGTCATGTTAACGGAACTATACCTGAAGCACGTATTAAATTGTACCCTATGGCTGTCAATAAAATGAATGACGATTATACAATGCCATTTGAAATTCCTACTATGGAAATTAAATTAAACAATTTGTGTAATTTAAAATGTCGCATGTGTAATCCAACCGACAGCACTAGTTGGAATGATTGGCAGGAAGTTGAAGAATTTTACGATAAAGAAAATAACTTTATTTCAGAGAATGTACGTAAACTTAATTTGATTAAAAAACCCTACTTAGATAAGTTTGAAGACAACCCTAATTGGTGGGATTCATTTGAAAAACTGTTGCCTTACTTTAGACGTGTAGAGTTTGCAGGCGGCGAACCGTTAATGGATCCACAACATTATAGAATTTTAGATATGTTAAAGCCTTACGGCAAAGACATTGAAATCAAATATGCTACTAATGGAACAACATTTGGAATAAAAGGAGGAAGGAATGTACATGAATATTGGCCTTATTTTAGATCAGTTGCCGTTAATATCTCTATTGATGGGATTGGCACTGTTTACGACTACATACGCGGCAACGGCAATTGGGATGAAGTTGTACAAAACATACAAGAATTCAAGAAAATTCCCAATGTCAGCAGAATAGTTGGTGCGGTTGCTGTACAAGTAAGCAACGTATTAACTTTAGATAAAATGATAGAGTGTTTTTTAGATGAGCTTGACATTGTATTTTATACAAATATGGTCAAGTATCCTAGTCAACTATCTATTCAAGTATTACCTAAGTATCTAAAACTGTTGGCCATACAACGTTTAGAGTTTGTAAAAGAACGTGTACCAGAATTTAGATATGTTAAACAAAATCCAATTTTATTAAATCTTACTTTAGGTCAAATTGAAGGAGTAATCAATTATATAAAGGCTGTAGATCAAAGCGACAAGTGGGAAGAGTGTATTGAATTTAATAAAAAGTTAGATGCATCTCGAAATCAATCCTTCGAAACTGTGACACCCGAGTTCAAAAGGTATCTCTAATGATTAAAGTAACTAGTCGTTGGCCGCATCAAAATAGCATTAAGGTAGAATGGAATCTTGGCAAAAGATGTAATTATGATTGTAGCTATTGCCCTAGTGAAATACACGACAACAAAAGTCCACACACGGATATAGAAATACTTAAACGTGCAGTAGATAAACTAGTAACGTTAGGCAAACCAATACGGCTAAGTTTTACCGGAGGAGAACCTACAGTACATCCTAAGTTTCCAGAACTAATCAAATATTGTAAACACAAAGGTGTTAGTTGGATTAGTGTAACTACTAACGGAACATTGCCTCATGAATTTTACGATAGTCTTTCTGTTGATCAACTTGTGTTTAGTCTACATTTAGAATACGATTGGCAACGTGTTTATAATACTATGAGTAAAGTTGTTGACTATACTAAGATAAAAATTATAGCACAAATCATGTGTCATCACGATCACATGCTTGCGGCTCGTACTATTTTTGCTAGATGCTTATCAATGCACATACCAGCAACACTAAGACGCATACGTTGGACACAAGGAGATCATGATTTGTTTGACGACATGCGGTATCATCCAGATGATTTACATTGGATTAAAGAACAAGAAGCAACAGTAGAAAAAAATACAGTAGTATGGTTAGATGACAAATACGCACAGTTACATTACCATGCTAACGACATGATTAAGAATCATCAAAATAAATTTAAAGGTTGGACTTGCAACGCAGGTATAGAAAGCCTAATGATAAATTGGGACGGAGATGTACACAGAGCGACTTGTAGAGTCGGTGGTAGTCTAGGCAACATATATGAAGGCAACTTCGTTGCACCTAGCGAACCCGTAACTTGTGACCGTAATTTCTGTACCTGCGCGGCAGACATTCCCCTTACAAAATATGCGTCTAACAACCCTTAACCCTTCTAAGTATAAAAGATTTTTTGCCTTTGGTTGTAGTTTTACAAATTACAATTGGCCAACGTGGGCTGATATTATAGGACAGGACATTCCTGTTTATCAAAACTGGGGTAAAATAGGTGCCGGCAATCATTATATTTTTAACAGCATAATTGAAGCAGATGCTAGATATAACTTTAACAAAGAAGATTTAGTTATAGTTATGTGGACATTCTTACATAGAGAAGACAGGTACTACAACAGTACGTGGCAATGTGATACAATCCAATCCTTAGAACAAACATATGGCGGAGATTGGTTTAAAAAATATGCGTTGGATCGTAGATCCTTTTTAATAAGAGATTTAGCGTTGGCAACAGCCGCACAATCAACTATACAAAAAGCTAACTGGGAACAATTTTGGACTAGTCCAATTACAAATATAGACAAGGATAAAGTTGAGTCTACAGGTATATATAATAATTTAATTCCAGAGTCAGAAGGAAGGCCTTATTGGGTTGAATCATTTGATAGTTTATGTAATGGTACTAATATAAATCCGTTGCTAGAAAATTTAGATGTTATTAAAGTTTACAAAGACCTATTTTTAAACATAAACAAAACAGTTGAAGGCAGATGGAGTTACGAATATACAAAATCTAGAAAACTTCCTAATAACGATCAGCATCCTTCACCTGCCGAAGCGTTGGCATTTTTAAATAGTGTATGGCCTGATAACTTGTTGAGTAACACAGCACAAACATACGCAAATCAGTGGACAGTTAATACTGAGCCGGTCAATCGACTTTAGATTTAGTAATATGAGTATCTGGTTGGCATGAACAATCTAACTTTGGACAAGTTATACTGTTAAGTGTTAGAACTGGTATTTGTTTGAAGATGTTTACAGAACAACTAAACACAGGTACTTGGCATGATCCTAATACATCTCCGCTAGCAGTGATTGATATTGATTCTTTTCCAACACTACATTGCCAATTGTAAAACATATTCCATTTGTTTGTAATAATTTCATGCGGACGATTCGCTGTAGCACTACCATCATCAAATAGAGTAATACTTTCATGAAGTTTGATATCGTCTAATCGTTTGAATATCCAATCACTGCTGGGGATACGTTTCATATTGATGTATGCTAGTTGATCAGAAGTATAACAGTCTATCCCGTGACCGGTTGCATCAACGATTGGCTTGGCTTCAATAAACCAAGGATGCTTACTTGTTTTCATACGATCAATATATCCCGTACACTTATCCCAGTTTTTTGCATCCATAAGCATTAACGCTGTTACTTTAACACCTGCTTCAAATAACAGATCAGCAACTTTTATATAATGATCTATGTCTACGTATTCGTTGTGACAACTTAGCACAACATCATCAAACACTTGTGTATTTTCTTCCCACCAGCGTACAGTACGCGAACCGTTGCTAACTAATGTAATATATACGTCATGAGTCTTACGTATCTCGTTACAGAACACTTGTAACTCAGGCCATAGAGTAGGCTCACCGCCTCCAGAGATTGTCAAATGAAATTTTGTCTTGTTTTGTGTTTTATAAAAGTCAAATAGTTTTCTAAAAGAAGACAACACTAGATTAGTATCCTCTGGGTAACGAAACTTATTATCATGTGCTCCAGGAAAACAATATGAGCAATTAAAATTGCAAATATCAGTAGGCCAGAAGCGTATTTGCAAAACTTCTGATCCTTGAGTTGATACTATTTTAATTGGAGTTTTTTTCATTTTAATTCTGGAAATGTTTTATTAAACTCTGTACCTCTTACATTATCTAAATTAAAAATATATTCTTTAAAATCAGGCAATAACTGAGAATGGTCTTCTGCTAATACAAATTTTAATATTGCTTCCCAACGTTTCCAACCATACGGGTTGTGTTGCCAAAAATTATCATCTTGAGTATAATTATCCCAAAGCCATTGTTTAAAATCTGCAAAGTCTTTTACCAATTGATCTTTATCTTCTTTTGGTAATACTCTAGCAGATAAAAACGTTGGTATGTATAACAAATGCAAATTAATTATACCACCACCTGCTTGGTAATCATCAATAGTAAATTTATTAATTTTTTTAAATCCTTGATTTAATTTCCACTTGGCAAAATCTATTATATGCTTAATGTTTAAAACTTGTACTGCACACGCAATCGCACAATGAATGTTATCTGGTGTATTATCCATGAGCCATAAATTACGTTCAATGTCTTCCCAGTTTGCTGGAAATCTAATGTACGAATTACGGTCGCCAAATGCATCAATACTAAACGCATAGCGAACTTGTTTAAATTGACTCCAAACATTTATAATATCTTCATTGACAAATATACCATTACTGTTATATCTTAAGCTGATATTCTTAGCATAGCCTCTTTTAATAATTTCATCTAGAAACTTTCTATGCTCTTTTATCATCAAAGGTTCGCCACCTGCAAAATACAACTGAGTAATATTTGGAATTTGTTCAAATATTTGATTCCACAATTCTGGTTTTTCGTACCAGTAGTTGTCAAATGTATCCGCAGACCATTCTATTTGCTTTAACACAGTTTTACTTTTAATTAAAGGAGCAATTTTTTTATAGTCCTCTACCCATCGACTGCTGTCGTGTGGACTACACATAACACATTTTAAATTACAAGTGTGACCCAACCGCAGATCAAAATAACGTATTACAGGAGGAACAGATCCATCGTCAGTGCTATCAATAAGCTCTTTGAAATCTAAACCTTCTCGTTGCCATTCGTATGATTCCCACATACGTTTACTAACAACACCATTTGACTCTTCTTCGAAACATTTTGTACAACTGGCAGGAATCTTTCCTTCCATCATTGTTTTGCGTACTGAACGCATATAGTCATTATTCCATGCATCTAATGGTAATTGTTTGCCAAAGTTAGCAGGAGCACCGTCTTCATTTTTTACTAGTCCTACAATGTGATCCCCTGTTGATGCTCCACTAGCGTTAGCGCCACAACAAAGACGAGCATCTCCATTAGGGCGAGTAGCAACATGAATCCAAGGAAGAACACAAAAACTATAAGACCCTGTTAGGTCATGTATTTGTCGCTGTGCTTGCCCAATACGGGTATCAGCTGGCTGTAACCAAAATATTTTCATTTAACCTCTTGGTCTGTGCATTTTGAATAATTGTTTATATTACTGCGTCCACAACTTCTAGCACATACAATTAATTTGTTTTCATTCCAATACTCATGCCACATTGTTTGAAATGCATTTGAATTTACAATATCTTTTATAGATCGTTTAAGAAGATTAGATTCGCCTAATCTAAACATCATTTCATCATGCTGACGTTTTATTTCATACTTAATTGATGCAGCTTCGTTATCCTGGATGTATGTGTAAGGAGTATTTGCCATCCAGCAACAAGGATAAAAATCTTTATAGGCATCAATATAAACTTCCCTATCTGCTTGTGCTTTACAAGAGATAGACGAACTATTGACTATTTCTTTATACTGTTGGATAGCCTTCTTGTCAATAAAAACTAAAGGAGTATCTGTAGCTGGTTCCAAATAATGAGTAACATTACCTGCTCGATCAACTACTCGTTGCTTTGGTTCAATTATAAAACGCGAGCTGTTTTTCAAAGTAAAATATTTAAATCCTAGATCAACTGACATTTGTCTAGCTTTATCAACTTGATGCTCGTTGTGTTTAAATTTTATAAAAACCCATTCAGCTATTCCGCCCGCTAAAATAAAAGCTCTTGCATTTTCAATTACATCTTCAAATTTTGTTCCTACTCTATATAAGTGATGCGTATCTTCTAAACCGTCTAATGCAAAAACTACTCTATGTTCTTTTGGTAGTGCATGAGCTAATTTTGTCCACCATGATTTACTACGAGCTCCACCGTTAGTATGTATAGCAACATTGACATGAGGAGCAACTTTTGTAGAATAATCACACATGTCAATTAAATTGTTATTCAATATAGGATCACCAAACGTTCCGCAGTAATAGTAACTGTGAATTTGATTTAACAATTCAGTAGTCATTATTTCTTTAAAATCTTGTAGTGACCATTCATTTATTTTAATATGAGGATTTGGCAAACCGCCGTCTATATTCCTGTTACACATAGGGCAACTTGCTTGACAGTTATTTGTTATTTCTAAATGAACTTGTTTTATATCTTCAAATTTAAACATTATTCATAATCTTTTATAAATGGAAACAGAGTTTTATAATTCGTTCCTCTAATTTTATCATACATTTGTAACACCCTAGTTCTTTCCTTAACAACAAAATCAAATGATGTATTATTATCATTTAAAATATATTTTCCCCTAAAGTCTACTACATTAGGAGTTTCTAACATCTGTTTAATAGATTTTATCATTTCATAAAAAGAAGGGTTATCCAACCATACTTTGTAATTTTTTGTTTTTTCTAAATACTTTTCAATTAAATCTATAACTTGTTTCTTTTGTTCTGGCTCTAGATATCTTATTGAAAAGTAAGTTGGGTTTTCAACATATTGCATATTAATGATATACCGATTTCTAGTTTGACTTATTTTTTCAAATTCATCAATTATTTGTTCAATATCAAAAATGTTAAAAATATTCACAGTAAAAGAAACCACTGGATTTATTTTTTCATTGGCTAACAACTTATCAATATTATTTCTAAATTGTTCATAACTAGCAGGATATCTTATAAATCTAAATTTTTCAGGATTTACATGATCCCAACTTGTGCTAATAGTAACTGTCTTAAATTGTAACAGACTATTAACCATTTTGTCTGTCAACTTGGTTAAGTTAGTTATAAAATAAATCTTAATACGGTCGGCCGCATTCTCATTAATTAAATTTTCTAGCAATATTGGAACCATTGGATTAACTAAAGGTTCGCCGCCAACAAATTGCAATTCTTCTACGTTTAACAAGGCATCCTTTAAATTTTGATATAAATTTTCTAAGTCAGTACTTTCGTCAAACCCAGTCCAGTCTATCTCCCAATCATCAATCCATTGTAACCATGTAGGTAATTTTTCTCCATGCTTTTTCCAATCATCTACTTCTTTTTGTATAAGACTGCTAGAAGCTTGGTTACACATTATACATTTTAAATTACACAAATTACCAATTTTAATTTGCAATAACTTATCTGGCATTGTTGATAAAGCACCGTTGTTTTTAACAGCATCATCTACAAAACTATTGTACCTTTCCTCACTTATATTAGATATACTTTTTTGTCTAAATGAAAATTCTCCGTTTGACTCCATCTGCCAACATTTTGAGCAAGTTGGATTTTGAACACCGTTAATTAAGTCTAATCTTAATTGTCTATAATAATTGTTGTTCCAAACTTCTTTCACAGGATCCTTGATAAAATTGACAGGTACTGCCAAGTTTTTATCAGATGGTATACCTGGTTCACTATGACAACAGGCTCTGTAATCGCCGTTGTTCATACTGTACAAAGATGTAAATGGAAACAAACAAAAGTTTTTCAAAATTTTCTATCTAGAAAGAAAGGTGCATAAATATCATCTATATTTATAGGCACCCTGATGTCAGTTAGAAATTCATGAATACGATTTATTATCAATCTACCAATAGTCAAATAGTTTACATTATTGTAGACAAAACAGGTACTTACCAAAATAATTGGACTAGAGAGATAATAAAAAACATTTCCGATTTTAACATAAGCAATATTTGGTCTAAAGGTTACAGCGTTTTAGTTGGATTGGATGAAGATTCTTTGCTTAAATTTGCTGTTGATAAAAAATATTCAATTGCAGTTGTACTAAGCACTGGTACTGATTTTATCAACGGTGACAATTTTTTTAAGGCTGTAGAAGTATTATGTCATTCAGACTTCTTTATTACAGGGCATATTCTTGACAGAAAGGAAGCATACTATGAATTGCATCATCAATGTTACATCATAAATTTGTTGACTTATAATGACCTAGGACAACCAGAAATTGGACAGCAAGAATTGGGTGCCTATCATAGACAATGTATTCCACAGAGAAGTTTTGAAAACATCCATGACGACTATACTCCTTTATGGATAAGCGGCGGAGATGACTATAAAACCTTTCATCATAAATTACATGGATGGAATATATTATCATTAGCTTTTGAAAAAGATTTGCCAGTACAAGTTTTTCAAGATGAATTTAGGCATAATAAAAAGTATTATTACCCTGACAATCAATCTGAGTTTTTAAAACATGTTTCGTGGGTGTATGCAAGAGAAAAATATTGCATGGAGGAACATGTTCACACTTCCCATACTGAACATATTGAAATATTAGAAAATGATTTTGAATGTGTTATTACTCCTGCTAGCGGTAATTGGTTTGTTAATTACATAGATAAACAAAAACCTGTAACAGTGATTTATTATGATTACAATGTAAAAGCCTTAGACTACTGGAAAATCCATGCTCCAAAAATAGATAATGTTAGCTATCATTTTGTTAAAATTGATCTATTAGGTATTTGTAATTATTCTGATATTATTCTAAAAAATAGAGGAAAAACAATAATAAATCTCAGCAATATTTTTTGTTACGAAGGCACAAGTGCTTTTTTAAGTTTACAGTATAGAATGACAAAAGAAAACGAAATGTTAGCTAACATACCTGATGACTTCTATGTCCTTTTTAATAGTCGTAGTTGTAAAGGGTTTTACAATACAATCCATTTTGGAAAAAATTTACAAAGAACTTCGATTACACAACTACAAAAACCAACTTGGCATATTAATCAGGATTGGACTATATGAGTATAGATTTAAAATATTGGATTGATAGTTTAACTATTCCTAGACCAGAACTAGGAGGATTAAGTGTTTGTCCGTATGCAAAGGGAATAGAATACGAAATAGTAGAAACTGACGGGAGTGATATAGACCCGCCGCCCTGGGACTTTGAACTTATAATTTACAAACTTCCTGATGAATATTCTGATTTTGAAGTTATTAGTATTGCAACAGAATATAGTAAAATATACCCAACTATGGTGTTTTTACCAGATCCTAAAAATCGAGAAACTTTTATCAACGGAGTTAATACAAACAATGGAAAATTTAATCTAATTTTATGCCAGTATAGGGATAATTTAGAAAAAGCCCGTATGCGTTTAAAAAACACCAATTATTACTCATTTTGGGATTCAAAATACTTAAATGAAATTTTAAGTAGCTAAATATACATAGTATCGGAGAAAACCATGATTGACGACACAATTAACGTTAGTTTTAAAGAAATTGAAAAAGCAATCCTTAAAAGCCAGCATTGTTTTAGAAATTGGGATTTAGAAAAAGAAATCCCACAAGAACATATTGATCTTATGAAGTTTGCAACAACACAAGCACCTAGTTTACAGAATGTTGCTTTTTACAAAATACATTGGATCCAGGATAGAGAAACTATTGAAAAAGTTCATGCTTGCACTCATGGCGCTCCTTACCGTATAGAAAATGGTAAAAAAGTTGTAGATCCAAACCCAAGAGAAGATGATCACCTATACGACATGGGCGATGCTACACAGTCACAAGCTCTTGCTAACATTGTAGTTGTTTTTGAAAAATATTATCACCCAGAAGAATATTTTAAAGAAAAAAGAATAAATGACACAGCACGTGAGTTTGATTCTCAAGTTGCTTTAGGTATTTCATCAGGTTACTTAAATTTAACAGCTGGGCTGTTAGGTTACGAAACAGGCTGTTGTATCAGTATACAACACGATAAATTAAAAGAGGCCTTAAACATGGAAGGCGATCCTTTGCTAATTATGGGCATTGGTATTAAAGCACCTAACATGTCAAGAAGAGTTCACCAGCTTGAACACGACATCATTTATCCAACCAATCCTAGACAAGAAGTTCCAATCGTTGAGTACAATTGATCTTACTCACAGTAAATTTAATTTAACAAATTGGAATCAACTTAAAAACCGATACGCTGATTATATAGATGATAATATAGTTGGACAAGAACTTATTGTCTTTGAAAATAACAGTGACGAAGTTAAATGGATTGAAGAACAAATTATCACAGATGTAAATCGTTTTACAGGCTTAAATCATAAGATTAAAGTTGCTGTCTTAGGCGGACTGTGTAGTGGTAATTTACTTAAAGAACATATAGACGGGTTTAATCCTCCAAGACCAGATGCCTGTTGTTATTCTCTTAACATCCCTATTAAAAATTATGAAAATTTTGTTATGGAGTGGTATGAAGGAAACTACATTCCAAAAGAAAGACAAGACAAGCCAAATACAGATTCTCAATTTGTTGCAGATGAAATGCAACATCTTAGACCTGAATGGTTAGGCGAACGTAAACTTAAAAGTTCCGCAAATATCTTAGAACCAACTATAGTACAGATAAATATCCCGCATCAGGTTAAAAACTACAGCAATAAAACAAGAGTAGTATTGGCTGTAAGATTTACTCCTGATATAGGAATAAAATGAAAAAATTATGGATATTTGGCGACTCCTTTTCAACGGGCAGAGACAGTAACGTTGTCTCTTGGACCAACTTATTAGCACAACGGCTAGAAGCTACCTTAGAAATAACTGCTAAAGGAGGAAGTTCTTTAGCTTGGATGATGTATGAATCTTCACTAAAAAAAGATTTTTTTGGAGCAGATGATTATGTTATATTTCAAACAACAACATTAGGAAGAGCTTTACTTGACAAAACTAAACCAGGTTTAGCAGAGTATTGGAAAGATTGTCCAGACTGGATAGCTTTAACAAAAAAACAGAAAGAAGGCTATCAATTCCATATGGATTACATTCATGATGAGCAAGTATTACTCCAACAATTTATAATGTGGATGTGGGGTATGTCTAATTTCACAAAACATCTTAAACATAAACCTATTATTGTAAACGCATGGGATATAGGTTCTTTTGATCTTCCAGAAGGCTGGATACAATCTAAAGGAGCATTATTAGATTTAAGTATGGCTGAATTTCCTGGTACATATGATGAAAGTATAAATTGGATGTTAGAAAACGCTGGTGATCCTAGACACAATCATTTTAGCACTATAAATCATTACATTATCGAAGACCTTCTCTACAAAGGATTAGTTAATAGAGAAAATGTAGATTTTAACAAATTAGAATGTAAAATATATAAAAATTATCCGCCTGTTGGAGAAACTTCCTGGCAAAGGGCTTGGATATTATGATAAAATATATAGGTAACTTTCGTGATTGGATAAAACCAGAGTGGTTAGATGAAGTGCTAAACAAACCAGGGTTTGATATGCCGAAGCACAGTTTAAGGAATGAAGCACGTTTTAATCCTATATTATACAAATATCTAGACGGCGATGTCACAAAAGTACATAGCAAATTAGAGTACTTAGAAATTGTAGACGAATTAAAACGCATGGACTCTAATGATATAAATGTAAGACATGCTAGAATGTATGTTAGTTATCTAGATCCAGATTTAGATTTAGACGAAGAATACAAAATGTATACTAGAGCAGGGTATGATGTTTTTGGAACACATTTTAGTCTATTAGAAAAATTTGATGTTAGTTTTGATATATTGCAAAACCCTCCTCCATTTTTAGATTATAAAGATAAACATATAACCTGGTGGTTTAGTAAAATGAAACCTGGAAATATTATGCCTATGCACATAGACAGGGCTCAGCCACAAAAGGAAATACACAAATATTGGATGCCTTGGACTCCTTACGAACCAGGACATGTATTTGTAATTGGTGACACTGAAATATCAAATTATAAGGTAGGCGATGTTTATGAATTTGATTATGCAGGATCATGGCACGGTGCATTTAATATTGGAAAAACACCAAATTGATAAAGGCGAACGTGATCAGATGCACCCAACTGAACGTGCAATATACGAAACTTACGGAACTGATGGAATTCATTTTCAATTACTAGAAGACGGTCTTTTAAGTTTTGATATCGATCCTCCTTGGATAACAGACGAGTTGTTTGAATGGTGGGTTACTAAAATGTATCCAGGACAATATATTCCAGTTCATAAGGATAATCTTAGAGGCGGGGACATCAACACTAAAAGATATTGGATACCATTATCAGATTATGATCCTGGACATATCTTTTTATACGAGGATACTATAGTGACTAAGTATAAAAAAGGAGATTTGTATCTGTATGACGAAGCACAGGCTTGGCACGGAGCAATAAATTTAGGAAGCACACCTAGAATTATTTTACAGGTTAGTACATATCATACCAAATATAGGAATAGATAATGAAGTATCTTTTAAATGTAACAGATATGGGTATCACAGAAAAAGACATCGACTCGTGGTATGATGCTTTTTTAAATGCCGAAGGTATGTATCGTCCACGCGATGGAGGTAAACCTAAAGGACCTGAGGGCGAATCTGAATGGCATAAAGCCATTGATGCAGTTTATGATCCCAATGGGTGCTACTTTCAAATGTTTGATGAAACTAATTCACCTATAGAAATTCCTACATTTCATAAATGCGGCAGAGCTGTTCCAAGAATTATTTTACAAGTAACATTGTATGAGGAAGAATAATGAAATTTATAGGCAATTATAGAAATTGGATTCAAGACGAATGGATACAACACGTACTCAATAACGAGGGACTACCACAGCCTAAATATGAGTTTGATCAAAACAATATTCTTGATGCAATAGAAAAAGGTGAACGTGCAGAATTTTGTGAGTATCAAAAAAAATATGTTGAAGCAGGGTATGATTTAAATTCTCTAATGTATTATATTTTTGACGCTAGTAATTTTCCTTTTGATATAGGAATCCCACCTTGGGTAACTAATTACGACAAATCAACGACAGGAACTTATTTTAATCTGTTTAAATATCACCCAGGGCACGTACTTCCTATACACAGCGACAAGACCACTAAATTTGAAAAAAACTGTAAAAGATATTGGATGAGCTGGAAAGATTACGAAGAAGGCCATATATTAATCTATCAAGATAATCTCATTGCTCCGTATAAAGCAGGAGATGTTTTTGAATTTACAGATCCATTTGCTACTCATGGTGCGGCCAATATTGGACTCAGTACTAGAATTACTTTTCAGTTTACACTATATGACCACTAAGTTATTTGTTTTTGGTTGCAGTTATGCAACAGGGGAAGAATTATTAATGCATGAATTAGGTGCTGTAGACGTCTACCGATGTTTGCAGGATTTACACGTTGATCAAAAAAGTCAAAAACATAAACTAACTCATCCTAAAAAATTTTTTAATAAATTAAAAGAAGAAAATTTATTAGAAGCATACGAACAAATTAGAGATAGACAAAAAAAAATTGCTTGGCCTCAACAATTAGCTGACAAATTAAATTATGAATGTGTAAATCTTGCTGAAAGCGGTAATAGCTTAGACAAGATGTTATTTCAATTGTATGAAGAAATTTATAAAGGTAACATTACAAAACAAGATACTATTATTATAAGTTTGACTCAGCTTACTAGAAATGCCTACATAAACAAAACAATAGAAGCCTTCCAACTTCCTTCTCTAATGTGGCCAACAAAAAGTCTAATTGGCGTAGCAGATACGGGAGATTATAAACCTGTAATTAATGCAAGAACGGATGAGGCGTTAATTGATTGGTTTACTGACGATAGGATTTTATGGGACGGTATAAAAAATCTACAGGCATTTAAGAATGTAAAACAATTTTTTAATTTGCATTTAGTTCCTGCTATGTCTTATGATGTAAAAACAAACATTGAATTGTTAAAAGAAATTTATGAAGATTGTAGTAAAGGATTCCTTACTAACAAACATTTAGACGATTTTTCAACTATAAGACATGCATGGGGACATCCTGACATCACAGCACACAACAAATATGCTGACCATTTATATGAAATACTTAGGGAATTATAAACATCTTATAAAGCAAGAATGGATTAGTCTTTTAATTGAAACTAAAGGCACTCCTATAAGTCCTTGGAAAGATCATAAAGAATCTGAAATTGAAGACGATGTAATAATAGAACAAACAACAGCTACAACTAAAGACGAAGCCTCGTTATTTTCTAAAGACGGAATTTACGGAAATAAATTAATTATGGCAGAAATTTTTACAGAAGAAAATCTGCCTTTTCCGTTAAACTTGCAAGAATTAAATTATTTGCTTGACGGTGATTGGTGGATTGTAAAACAATTGCCAGGTCAATACATGCCCATGCATAGGGACACAGTGCATAATCAAAACGACAACATTAGAATTTGGATGCCATTGATAGATTATACTGAAGGTCACATTTTTATACACGAAGGAAAATTTGTAAAAGATTACACAGCTGGGGATTTATGGCAGTATAACAATGACAACGATCTTCATGGAAGTGTAAATTTAGGCCTAACTCCAAGATTTATTTTACAGATTAGTAAAAAGAAAATACCATGGTAAACAAACTTACAGAAATTCTAAACAACACTTGCTCTAATTGGGAGCAATGGATAAATTCTTTTGATAATTTTGTTGGCCATAAACCTAGAGATTCAAACAATAAAATTTCAATGTATAAAGATTATCCAGACTATTGTATTTGGGAACAAGATGATGAAAACATTTATACAATAAGTTACAAATATGTCAATCATATCAATTTATATGGCGATATGCATTGTCTGCAACAGTATAGTTTAGATAAGATGAACGCATTAATTAACTATCAAAAAATTTATAATGTTTGTGATAGTAATGTATTACCAGCGTTAAATAAATTTGAAATAAAAGATCATTACATATTCACACATTTTAAAAGTTCATACAACAATGTAGGGTTTCCTGCTCCTTACAATTTGTTTAAGATAATGATGTACAGTGATAATGTTATTGATGACTTTAATTTTTATATTACTACAATAGTTGATAACTATTTTTCTTTATGGAAAACTTGTAAAGAATTAAATTTGCCGTTTTATAAACCAAGTCATTTACTTATAAATCATTTCTGCGATGATAACGTTTGGTACTTTAAAGATTCTACATTTTTTCATACAGAAAATATAAGTGTTGAAGAAATTGCAAATTCATGGTTTTATACTATAGACGGATTTAAAAGAGCGCAAGGAATAATTGATGCTTACAGCAACAGGCCTGATAGTGATTTAGAGATAAGAAATAAAATTTTTGAAGAAATTAATGTTTTAAAAAGTTATGCGAGGAATAAATGTCTAAGTTTGCAGAATGTAAATCAATTATAAATCATTATAAAAATGATGTTCCAATAATTTCTCTAGAAACTAATTTATATGTTTTTGCTGAAGCACAGTCTAGCGGTTCTGAAAAACATTATGATTATACTACATGGGTCTGGAATGATAAAGTTATAAAAATTAAAGAGGTTGGAATTCATCCTGAATTAGAGGATGGACAGCAATAGCACATTCAACACCATTTAGATTAACTTTAAAATATCTTACTTTCGTTTGATCAATACAATCTTCTGGAATCTCTTGCAAATTTAAATCTAATTTATTTTCTACAACTACACCCTGATAAGCAGTTAGAACCCCATCACTTGAAATTTTAATCCTGACTTCAGGTTTACTAAACGGAGTGGTCCTGGTAACCCAATTCATACTTACTGGAAAATACCCTGGGGCAGGATCTTTATCTAAAATAGCTGTTTGTGCCATTCCCCATTCCCAAGAATCTTCCTCACAGGATTTGCCCATCCAATCAAATGCATAAACAAAATCTCCATTTTTACAAGGTAACGGATTTTCTTGTGTGCCTCTAAATCTATTGTAGGATGTCCAACCTGCTTTGTAGGCATTGTTGTCATAAGAATTAAATGTTAAGGCAGGCTGTTTAAAATTTCCTTGCTGATTAATTTTTATTCCTGTTGAAGTAGTGTTAATAGTCAACGGAACTTCATAATCAAAATTTGTTCCGCCAGCATGCCACCAGTCTTTAGTAGTGTCTCTTTCAGCTACAGAATTTTTATTAAAATTTATAATAATTTTAGGTGCAGATAAAACGCCGTTAGGATCAATAGTTACATAGTTTCCATCATATATAGATTTTATTGATCCTAACATTAACGTGGGGTCTATCTGTTCCTTTCCAGGAAAAATATTTTCATCGTTAACTACGGCACTAATAAATGAACTATTTACAAAAGCTTCACCTGTTGCTCCTGTATATGCAGTAAATTTTAATACACCAATCTGATCTCCATTTTGAATTATTTGAGGATTGTCAAAATCACCACGGCAAGATGCAATTTTAATAGAAGGTTGTGATTTTTTAAAACCTGTGGTAGGACCTTGCACCGTCAAAGGAGAACCATGACCATTATATTTTATAATAATTTCTTCTAGATTCATATATTTCCGTAAATTACGATTGACCTTGCAAACTGGTGTTTTCCTTTTACTACTTCTATTTTTAAATTAGTATCTTTAATTTGCTCTTCAATTTCTTCTAAACTAAAAGATGCTAGTAATGAATTATAATAATCTTGCTGAAATAATTTTGATTCGTTGGATGCATAATATTCAACTATAGATTTTGCCTGATCAGTATTTTCTGGTCGTAAGAAATCAAAAATAAAACACATATTACTAATGTTTTTAACACAGTTCCAAAAAGTTTTAGTATCATGAATATGATGTAGAGTATTTGTAGATATTACACAGTCTGCTTTGTCTTCAACATCAGAAAAATTTTTATGACGAACACATACACCGCTACTGTGATATTCAATTAAATCTTGTGCTATTTTTACCATTTGCTCACTTCCGTCAAATCCCAAAATATTGAGCTTTGGGTATTTGCTTTCTAAAGCAATAAGGTACTCTGCTGTACCTGATCCTAAATCAATAATTTTACCAGAGTTAATATTCACATATTTTTCGTATAGTTCAAGAAACCCTGTTATACCATAACTCTTATCACCATTTAAAAATGCTTTTACATTTTCAGGATTTATCATTAATTCAGATTCGTTTAATCTCTGCATGAAAGATTGGCTCCGATAATAATTCTGTCTTCGCTATTTAGATTAGGTCTAGTTTTATGATTCACCCACCCTGGAAAAATAATTAAATCTCCAGATTTGGTGTCAACTTCGTGTTCAAATAAATTATGGTATTGATCTCTATCTATATGATAAGGCTGGAATTTAAGTATTGTTGTTAATGGATTTTCAAAAACTAAATTTGCATTTTTTGGTTGCTTACTAATGTAGAACGTTGCAGTCATGTCAATAGGTGCATGATTATGTACATCAATAAAAGATCCTTCTTTGTAAACATTAAACCACATTTCGCAAACTTTAGGAACATAAGCATCACTAAAATTTAATTTTTTATGATATATTTTTGCATGAGTTTCGATAAAATCTACAACTTTTTTAAATTCTTGTAATTTGTGTAAATCTCTTTTGGACACATACGAGCACACGCCCTGTCCCCTCATTGATCCTTGATTATTTTCCAAGGAGTGATTATAATTGGAGTTTATCATAGGCAGAAGTACATCTTTTATGTCTTCTAAATTTTCATGATATTCTGTTTTATAAATGCTTAATGGAAATAAATCAATAGTCATAAACGTTGGTTTTCTTTTAGATAAGTATTTATTGACAAAAAAACTACCAAAAAAATAAATGAATCATGCCTTAATTTTTTCTATTCACAATGCCATTCCCCATAGACCCATGGGGCCGCATAGAATAGCCAGTTATCTACGAGAGCAAGATTGGGACGTTGAGGTCATCGACTTCGCTCTAAAATGGAGTTTAGATCAACTCAAAGAACTAGCCAAATCTAGAATTACTAGCGAAACTAAATTTCTAGGTTTAAGTTGTTGGTTTGGTCATTGGGATGATGTTGCTACTCAATTTTGCGATTGGATTAAACAGCAATGGCCTAATGTAAAACTCATATATGGCAGTATGACCTATCCATCATTTCAATGTAAAAGTATAGACTATTACGTTATTGGGTACGGTGAAAAGGCTATGTTAGAACTAGCTAGATCTTTTACTGGTAACGGAAACAAAATAGCTTTCGATCCAAGGTGGTTTGGTGATAAAAAATTAATTGTTGCTAACGAAACTTATCCAGCTTTTCCTATGCCATCTTTATTGGTAAAATATGAAGATAGGGACTACATAGAGTCCTGGGAGTGGCTCACAACAGAATTATCTCGAGGTTGTAAATTTAGTTGCGCTTTTTGCAATTTTCCTATTCTAGGAGTAAAAGAAGATCACAGTAGATCGGACCAAGACTTTGATTATCAAATTAGAGATGCCTACGAAAGATTTGGAGTAAGCAATTACTATGTTGCAGATGAAACAATTAATCAAGATAAAGAAATGTTAAGAAGGTATGCAAATGTATCTGATAAATTTAATTTTAATGTAAGAATGCACGGGTTTATACGAGCAGATCTTTTAGTAAACAATGAAGATACTTGGGACTTACTTTTAAAAATTGGAGTTAAAGGACATCATTACGGTATTGAAACATTTAATAAAAAATCGGGAGCAGTTATTGGAAAGGGCATGAATCCAGCTAAACTACAAGAAGGCCTTCTTAAAGTTAAAAAATGTTTTAGAAATTCCAACAGACCCAAAAGATTCTAAACTATCATTTTTTTCAACAAATTATAAAAAATACGGATATAGGCCTGCACACAGAGATTTGAAGGGAAAGATTTCTGATTATTATTTTAAGAATGTCTTTAGCCAATCTATATTAGATTGGGAAACAGACCATTGGTCTATGGAAGAAGTATATCATATATGTCAAGAAAATTATGCAAGAACAAAGTCAGTAAACATGTTAGGGCCGTGGCATTGGGGGCCGTTTAGTCTTAAAGCTAAGGGAGATTTAAAATTAATAGGTACCTATCACAAAAATGATGATGTGTCAGATAATAATGAAATTGAAGATTTTTTGTCTAGATATATTACTAAAAAAATAGACTGGAAGAAAAAATGAATCACGCTGTAATATTTGGATTACATTCTATGATGCCGCATCGATTTGTAGGCCCACACAGAATAGCCAGTTATTTAAGAGAGCAAGGTTGGGACGTTGAAGTTGTCGACTTTGCTAGTTTTTGGACTTTAGATCAACTTAAAGAACTAGCTAAATCGCGTATAACAAGCCATACAAAATTCTTTGGGTTTGGTGCTTTTTTTGGTGTATGGAATGATCATATAGATGAATTTTGTGTATGGGTTAAACAGAATTATCCTGCTGTTAACATAATTTATGGTAGTCATACATTTCCTAGATTTGATTCTAAAGGTGTCGATTATTACGTTGTAGGTTATGGCGAAAAGGCTATGTTAGAACTAGCCAGATCCTTCACTGGTAATGGAAATAAAATTGCTTTCGATGTAAGATGGTTTGGTAACAAAAAACTAGTTGTAGCCAACGAAACATATCCTAGTTTTCCAATGAACAGTCTTAGAGTAATATATGAAGACAGAGATTACATAGAATCTTGGGAGTGGTTAACTTTTGAATTTTCTAGAGGATGTAAATTTAGTTGTAAATTTTGTAACTACCCTATACTAGGAGTAAAAGAAGATCACAGTAGAACCGCCGAAGATTGGGACTATCAAATTAGAGATGCCTACGAAAGGTTTGGTATTAAACATTATTATGTTGCAGATGAAACCCCTAACCAAGATAAAGAATTACTGGAAAAGTATGCTAAGATTGCCGACAGGTTTCCTTTTGAATTAAGAACACATGGCTTTATTAGGGCAGATCTATTAGTCACACATAGAGATACGTGGGATCCGTTAATTAGATTAGGTTTCTTTGGTCATATGTATGGAGTTGAAACTCTTTATAAAAAAGCAGGTTCTGCAATTGGCAAGGGCATGGATCCTGAAAAAATAAAGGAAGGGTTACTAGCAGTCAAAAAACATTTTAATGCTATCCGTCCTTACCGTGCTGTAATGAATTTAATATGTGGATTGCCTAACGAAACTAAAGAAACATGGGAAGCTGGGGTAAAGTGGTCTGAGGATGAATGGTTACAAACGAACGAAGGTGTTGGATATTATGCACTAGAAATTCCTATAGATCCTATGGATGCTAAACCTTCATTTATTTCATCGAACTGGAAAGAATTAGGCTATCGAGAAGTTGAATCTGATCAACCAAAAAATTCTCGAGCATCGAAAAAATATGCAGAAGAGTTATTAAGCTGGGAAAATGATCATATGACATTAAAATGGGCCGTGGAGGCTTGTAATAAAGCATACGAAAAAAACAAAGCAAGAATGGGTGTAAGTATTTGGCACTGGGGAGATTTTGGCCTAATCACAGACAATGATTTAAACAAGATCCAAACATTTTCTAAACACCAAGACCTATCTCCTAATGGCGAGATGGAGTTATTTTTACAGAGATATATAAACAAAAAATTATCATCATGAAATTAATATTAAACCAAATACGCCATAACTTAGAAAAAGTTAAATTAGAGATTCCTTATAGTTATCAACAGATATCACAAGAACTTGAAAACGAACAGTGGAATAGCCATGCTAACTATACAGAGAAAGCTGGCAATCCTCATTTATGTAGATCAACACTTGGATCTCCAACAAGTATAATTTTAAAAGAAATATTGCATTTCCTTTCGTCGGACGAAATTAAAAAACAAATAATTACTCAGTTATATCAAAATAACAAAGATATGCAAAGTAATTGGGACGGCTGGTCTCCTGAAAAAATGTTTGATAAAACATTATGGGGCGGACAATATTTGCGTGACGAACCAGGATTTCAAATAGACAAACATATAGATTCTAGAATACAAATAATTACTTTGATAATATATTTTATAGAACAAGACGATCCAAGTCAATCAACATTTTTTTATACTGATAAAAACGGATCAGATTTATATCGTATAGAAACAAACTTCTGTGAAGGAGTTTGTTTTGTAAATGATTTTGATGTTTGGCATGAAGGCTACAATAAATCTAATAAAAACAGATTTCTAATTAACCTTGGACTTATTGTTAACGTATGATTTACACCAACTGGGATCCTTTAGAAAAAATTATAGTAGGCAATTGCTACACACAAGTACCCGAGTCTTGGCAAATAACAGGCGATGCAAGAGAACTTTTAAATCAAATTTTACGAGAAACTAAAGAAGATTTAGATAATCTTGCAAATACCCTAACAAAGTTAGGTGTAACAGTATACCGTCCTGTTGTTTATAATTTACCTGCATTAGTCGAATTTCCAACATTTAAAGTTTTAATGGCAACTAACCCTGTTGTTCCTCGAGATCAATATTTTGCCTATGGGAATACTTTATATCAAACTTACACAAGTATGCCAGACAGATATATAGATAGTTTACATTATTATGAAATATTTGCTGATCTATTTAAACAAGGATATAATTGGCTCAGTCAACCTCCGCCGGTATTGACTAACTTTACAGACAAATATAAATGGTATGTGGAAGGCCCTACGATTTATAGTAATTTGTACAAAGATAAAATTCTGTGGCATACCGCAACTATGTTTAAATGTGGAGATGCATTGATTACTAATAATGCTGGACCTGGTACGCAACTAGGTTTAGAATGGATGAAAAGAAACTGTGATGCAACTATAATTAACAACGATAATACTAAAGTAGATAACTGGGGTCATATTGACCATGGGTTTTATATGATAGATGATAATACTGTTATTTGCATGAATGAAACTTGGGTCCCTGAGGTATTGCGTAACAAAAATATTATAGAGCTTGACGGTATGTTTGAACCATTTAATTATCAAAACTTCATTCAAAAAACTCATAGCATAAAGGATCAAAGTTCACTTGAGTGGTTAGAACAGTGGTTTCTCGAATGGAAGGGTTATGCACAAGATGTAGCTTTTGAAACAAATGTTCTTGTGGTAGATTCTAATAATATAATTTTTTCAACAGAACAACCTAAAGTTTTTGAACTACTAGCAAGACATAATGTTAATTGCCATGTTGTCAAGCAACGACACGGAATGTTTTGGGAAGCTGGGATACATTGCCTTACGCTAGATGTTTCTAGGAAAGGGAACAGGCGTTCTGTAATCTAGTTTGCAATTTATTAAAATATTCAGAGGATGCATTTAACGGAACAATCAGTAATATTGATGTATCACTTTTACTATTCCATACTCCAACATTAATACCATTATTATAAAAAACTTCTTCTGCCGTAGGTTTAATTGTTAATTTAAAAACTAAACCATAATTTTTATAACTTAACACAGATCCATTACTAACTAAATTATCCATTACAAATTTTGCTCTAGCAAGAGTGCTTTCAAAATTTTCATAATGGTTTTCTTTTTCTAAAATTTCTAAGTATTTTAAGGTACAATATACACCGCTTAGAGAAAAAGAATATGTAAATCCGTGAGCTAAAAATTTATCCTTAACAGACTGATAAATTTTATCATTTACAAGGCAGGCACTTAAAGGAAAATATCCTCCTGAAAACGATTTACCTAAACAAAAAATATCTGGATTAGCATATGGATTAAACCCAAAGAATTTTCCTGTCTTGCCGCCGCACATGGCAATATCATCTATAATTAAAACTACATTATTTTCTGTACATAAAGCTCTAAGTTCTTTCCAAAATTCATCAGACAACGTATCTAAACCGTTATTCCAAGAGCATGATTCTATAACTATACAATTTGCATCACTTATTTCTTTTCTTATAAGTTCTATATCAAAAGAAGGAAGTACACAACAATTTATGTGTTTACCCCAATGCTGAGTCATCTCAGGAATAGAGCCTATACTTGAAACTAAAAAAGTACTTCCATGATAAGAACTTTGGAAGCCTATGATTTTTTGCCTGTCTGGGTTGTACATTGTTGCTAATTTAATAGCACTTTCAACAGCATCACTTCCAGATAAGGTAAACAACGATTTGTAGCCATTGCTCAGATCAAATAGCTTTTCAGATAAATTTAAGACAGCTTCATTGGTAGTCATATACTCCCCGCTTACAAACGGGTTTTTAAGCATCTGTTCACTGACGTAATCTATTATGTCTTTTCTATTAAATCCTAGCATAAAACAGCCAGCATTTCCAAGACTTAGATCTAAAATATCTTTTCCGCTATCTGTGTAACTAAACTGACTGTAAGATTCAATCACACGGGTTTTTGACCAATTTGAATTTACAACGAATGGATATAATAATTTAGGATGTTTCATATTTTCTTTGCGATTATTTAACCCGATAAATATCAAGTCTTAAAAGAACTGAAATTATATATGAAATCTGTCTACTTGATTCAGCCCGAAATTACCTCAGGTGTTCTCAACGAACACTATTTGCCTTTTAGTGTGGGCTGTATATGGGCATACGCAAATCAATTTGAATATGTAAAAAACAATTTTACTTTAAAAGATGTTGTTTGGAAACGAGAGCGTCAGGTAGATGTACTAAACAGAATAGATAACCCTGATATTGTTGGATTTAGCACTTATGTTTGGAACCATAATTGGAATATATCTCTTGCAAAAAAAATTAAAAAAAGATGGCCTAATTGTTTAATTGTTTTTGGTGGGCCTAGCATTAATGAAACATGGTTAAAACATGATTTTATTGATGTTGCTATGTTTGGTGAAGGCGAAGAAGCATGGGCTAAATTGTTAAAGATGGTTGTAGATAATGAGCCTATACATCGTTATTGGAACAACCCGCGTCAAACAAATATTTCCGATTATCCTAGTCCGTACACAACTGGATTCTTTGATAAAATTATTGCTGACAACCCAGATGTAATGTGGTTCATGATGTTAGAGACAAATAGAGGTTGTCCTTATCATTGTACTTTTTGTGGTTGGGGCGCAGATTATCTAAACAAATTAAAAGTTTTTAATTTAGATAGAGTAGCACATGAAATTGAATGGGCCATAACACATAACATTCATTGGATTTTTGTTATCGATGCTAATAGCGGAATTTTAAAAGAACGAGACGTAGAAATAGCGTGGATGATTAGACATGCAGTTGAAACACCAGGAAGCAAAATACGTCGTGTTACATTTAATCATGCAAAAAATTTAAATGAACATTGCTTTGAAATGGAAAAAATTATTCAAGAGTGGACTTACGGACTTGAAATAGCTATTCAAAGTCTACACGAGCCTACGCTGGAAGCCAGCAAAAGAATTAACATGGGCTTAAACAATCTTGAAAGAGTTTATGAACTAAGCAGAAAATACGGCATTCGATACTACACTGAATTAGTCCTTGGCTTACCTTTAGAAACAAAAGAAACTTATATAAACGGTCTAATGAAACTTACTGAATTAGGTCAACACGATTCAATAAAAACATATCTATGTACAGTTATTCCCAATAGCGAAATGGACAGTGAAGAATATCGAAGCAAATACGGTATTAAACTAATTTATCCTAGAGATATGTACAGAAGTTTAGAAGAAAGAAAATGGGACGATGAAGATAACAGTCATGAAGATATAGCCATGGTATGTGAAACTGATTCTGCTTCAAGACAAGATTTAGCTGACTGTTTAAGTTATGCGTGGATGATGAGTCAATTTCATTACAGCGGTTATACTCAATTAATATCTAGATATCTATATCATATGAAGGGTGTGTCTTACAGAACATTCTATGATAAATTGTATCATGCATTAAAAACAGATCCTGTAGGAAGACACTTGTTAGAAAATGTTGAAGAAATTCTAATAAATTATCTAACACACGGTGAGATACCTAGTAATGAAAAATGGGGGAACGTAATTGCATTGACTTTATCAGAAAGTTATGGTGGCAATGAAATTTACGACAACGCAGATTATTTTATATCTTTAGGTATCAATATAGGAAGAGAAATATCTGCCTTAGATCCTAGCATTGAAGAGCTGCAAAAAGCATTTATTAAAAACAACAAAAACAAATACCCGTACAGCATAGTATCTAGTGTTGACATTGATAGATGGGAAAACGCCCACGTTGTTTACGAAATCAAAGATAGAATTTCCGTTAGTCATCAACAGGATCAGATGTATGAAAAATGGTTAAGAAAAACTGATATTATTAACATTACTAATCCCTATGTTGAAAAGTTTATTAAAGGAACTTACAAACGAACTGTAATTCCTATCATTTCAACTCCAACTACAGTGATGGATGGAAGACCTTTATGATTATAGGATTTAATCAATCTAACATTGAAAGGTTACAAGAATCCATCAAAGGAACTTTGTTAGATCAAACAGTAAGTCTTTGTCATCAGTGCCATAGGCACATTCCTGCGTGGCGATATCATAAAGACAATCAAGTGTTTATTGCTAAAGCGTGTCCTATACACGGTGTTAGTCATCACATGATTGAAGCTGATTATGAGTTTTACGCTAACCTGTATTATACTCAGGATAATCCTCAGTTTAATTTTAATGGCGGAGTACTTATTGAAGGCAGTGATCGTTGTAATTTAGAATGCCCACATTGTTATCATTTACCAGAAAACGATACCCGCGATCCTTCTATAGAAGAATTGCTTGATCAAATACGAGCCATGCCGGTGGGTGAGGATGGAGTACATAGAATTATCCTCGCTGGTGCTGAAAGTACCTTACGCAAAGACTTTCCAGAATTGGTAACAGCAATACGTGGGCTACACCCTGCAATAGATGTTAGTGTAATGACTAACGGAATACGTTTTAATGATATTGAATTCTCTCACAAGTGTGTTGAAGCGGGACTTGCAGGTGTTAATATTGGTCTTAATCATCCAAGTTACATTGATCACGAAACAGTAAGACGTAAGCAAGTTAGTGCTATTGAGAACATGCACAGAGAAGATGTTAAGATAGGTTACATTAGTTATACTATGGTGGACTTTAGTGAACTTGATTACATCTTAACCGAGATTACTAGTAACCCATGGACTCCTAAAAACTTCCGCATCCGTAATGGTGCAGAGATAGGTCGTAATGCTAGTACTGAACAACCATTTGTTAGTAACTTATACAAACGTGCAGAGCAATGGTGTAAGGACAACGGCAAACATTTTGAACGCATCATCGAAGCAGACAATAACATTTATCATGTAATGGTTAAGATTGAAGATAAGATTGTACGTTTGATTAGTTGGTGTGACGAAACTAACATTGATATGGAAGAGTTACGTAGTGGACCTTGGTGTAACTTTGTGCCTGACGGTATTACAAACTTTCTACATCAAATTATTAGAAGAGATATTTGGAAAAATCAGAAACTTGTATTGCCAGACAGTCCACCTAATAGATATTTGTTTAATAGAAACCCTGTTAAAACAAAACTAGATTTACTTAATATAGACCTATAATGGGAATAGCTTTTTTACCTATAGATATAGAAACAGCATTGCCTGATGAACAAAAGATTATTGACTACTGTAATCGCCAGAGTTTTTTAGACAAAAGCATTTCTAATTGCTGGGATACTGTTCCAGTTTATGCGCGACTTAATGAAGATCAATTACACGATATTCCTACACTGCTAGAATTAATACGGACAAAAACTGTTTATACTGGCATAAAAGGCAAATATTTAAATAATTTTGATAAAGAATTTCCAGAAATCGCAGCAATTATAGATCAATTGCCTTTTAAAGAACTAGCATACGCAGTACTTTTTAGGCAAACCTCTGAAGTTAATCCGCATATGGACCGAGGAAAAGAAGAACTTTACGATTCTACTTTAGTAGAAAATGACGATACAAAAGCATTGTATCTAGAGCCAAAACGTTATAATATTTTACTTACCAAGCACGACTATAAAAGTTTTTATGTTTGCAATACTCAAGATAGTAATCCAATATATCCTGAAATTCCAAAACATAGAGCCTGTTTTGCTTTTTCAAATGACGAACATTATCACGGTGCAAATTTTGTTGGTCAGGATAAAATCATGTTATTCATGTCTGGATCTTTAGATAAATTAAAACATCAAGAATTAATTAAAAAAAGTATGCAGAAATACTCTAAAGAAGTTATAGCGTTTTACCAATAACCATAAATCTTTTATACAACGGAAGCTCTAACTCTCCAGCCCATAGCACTTTAATGTGACACTGCTGTTTAAATTCTTCCAAGTCTTTGGCAATCCGAACATGTTCTGGGATATTGTAATTATTACTTTGTAAAACTAGTAAACTATTATGAGGATGCCCGCTTAACCACAAGTCATATTGATCCTGTGTAATATGTTCGCAACTAGTATTGATGATAACATCTGCATCGCTACGAACTGTACACATGTCTGCTGTTACAGCTCGAAACTTTCCAACCATCTCTTCTATTTTGTTCATGTTAGTGGCAATTGGTTCACAAGTAGGATCAATATCAATACTTCGGATATTAGATACAGGAACATCGCTTTGGAATAACATACTGGCCAATACTCCAACCCAACCTCCGTGTATGTCTATTGACACAAATTTTTTTACATGTGGTCGTAAATTTTTAATTAACCACTCTTTGCTTTTAAGTTGACCTGACCAAAATGCATCCATAGTCCGTATAGGGTCTGAACTTTGTCGGATAGCCTGCATCCAATGATGTAGATGTTCTGTATCTATTTGCATTTTGGTATCTTACTATCTGCTGAACTTACACATGTGGGAGTAATACAGCGTTTAGGTTCCTTAAATAATTCAAAGTGTTCAAGAGTTCCTAGAGGTTCATCATGACAACTATAACTTCTTTTAACTTCGTTGCTTCTTATTATAACACTTTGATAACCGCTATTGCAAGTCCAATCTTTAAATTTATTAAATCCAAAAGCATTAAATCTTTCAGCCTGATCAAAGTAATAATCTTTAACCCCATCGTTGAGACGAATCTGATAAACGTCTTCTCCTTGTGATTTTTGTGGAAACCCTTCTTGCATTAGTTTAATCATATCATCAGTGTAGCCATCAACTACACGACTAGCAGTAAGATCACTTTGTGGTTTAAGAGTTACATTGATTCCACGTTTATGAAATCTTGCCATACGCTCATATAATTCATAAAACTTTTCAGGAACCATAACTTGATTAACAGTAACATGTACTAGTTCATATTGTAATTGTAAACACTTGTCACCGAACTCTTGTTCTCCTGCAAATTCATCATGGAAGCTGGCTGTAATACTTCTTCGTTGTAACAAAGCAGTTGCATCACACCAACTTTTCCACCATTTACTTCCTGGCGACAAATTAGTAGTCATATGCACACTTTGGTAACTGCTTTCTTTTTCGTCTAGGTGTTTGATTAAATCCAAAAGATGTTTATAGGCAGTTGGTTCGCCACCACTAAAACTCCAATGGAATTGGTTAAACCCATTGGCCCGTGCTTGTCTTTTAATCTCGTCTACTGTGGATTTGTAAACTTCAAGTGGTTGGTGATCCAATTTGTCGCTACGGGCATATGGCCAACAGTAGCTACAATTATAATTACAAAATCGTCCAAGAATCCAACTTACAGAAAACAACGGACGATCTAACATGGTACGTTGTCCAAAACTTACAATTTGTTCGAATGGTATTTGGTTAAAGTTCATTAGATGTATTTAACGTATAGCAACTAGGGTACCAAAATAACTTGACTTTATCCAATATCGAATATATACTATGCATGTAGACGTGAGTGGAACTGGTAGACCTCTCCCGGTGGTATGTAACAAACTGCCATTGGGAGGAACAGGCCAAGCCAATATGGCGGCTTTGTAGGTTCGAATCCTACCGTCTACACCATTATTAACTACACACAGAGGCTGGAATGAAAAAGGCATTTTTGATTGGTTGCTTACTACTTGTAACAGTAATTGTAACTATGAGTTTTAATACTAAACCTCCCGTATCTACTGGAGTTATGACGTTTAAGGGTTGGGAAAATCCTGAGACAAAATTTGACGCTAGTAAAAACGAAGTAATGGATGTAAAATTGCGTTGGGTCGTTGTTAAAGATATCGATGCCGCTTGTAACGCAGAACAAAAAAAGCGTGGAGGCAAAGTGTTTAACTTTGCAGTTCAGGCTTGTTCGTTTTGGCAAGGCAAAGAATGTATTATTATGACTCCAAAAATGGCTAGTATTCATAACCTAGGACATGAGACTTTGCATTGTTTTAGAGGTGATTTCCATTGAGGGACTTAGTTGAGGACATTTACAAAGATGCGGAGATTCTAAACAAAATCCGCACACGTGATGACTATGCTCAAAACCTATATGCGGCATGGTGTAATATGCGCTGGTGCCCAAAAGATCTTTGGCCTGCTATTAGACAAGATCCAAGCAAGGATTTATGGTCAGCTAGTTGGCGTGGCGCAGGCGGAATTGTAGCACGGTTTCGTAATAACGGTGAAGACTATATGGACTATTACTGTAGTGGTATGGGCGGTCTTGCAAGTTACGATTTGAAAGAAGGTGATGAGTACATGGCCCAAATGAAGTTTGTTCCAGAAGGAACTATTACAGACGAGATTGCCACAGATCTTGACAGGCTAGGTTGGTTTCCTGTACCATGGGAAGATGATTAAGTTTTAAAGTAAATATATGATGGAAGACAAAGAAAAATTTATTTTTACAGCTGAAGAGATTTTTCAGGATATCCCTGGAGATTCTGAAAATGTTATGATGAAGTTTCCAGATGAAGTGTTAGCACTTACTGGCTGGAAAGAAGGAGACATATTGGATATTAAAGTAGAAGACGGTAAAATTATCGTCACAAAATCATAATGGCAAAAGACGACATTATTGAGTTAGTTGGGTCTGTTGAAGAAGTGCTACCAGGAAACATGTTTAGAGTTAAGGTGGAAAATATGCCTAATACTTTACTTTGTTACATGGGTGGAAAATTAAAGCAACACAAGATTAGAATCATTTTGGGTGACTCTGTCAAAATAGAAGTTAGTCCATATGATTTATCAAAAGGTAGGGTAACTTATAGGTTGTAACTATGAACAGCGTGATGGAAACTATTTGTGCTATATGCAACACAATCAGATCTAGCACAAAATCGGGTTTAAGTTTTCAAAAGCTGCTCAGTCAAGTTCGTAGGGAGTTTCGTCTTAACGGGATGGAACTTAAAATAAAAACCCATAGAGATAAAACACTAGCATCGGAAGTTTTTTATGCTAATGGATACTACGACCCAATGGACGATGAAGAGGGTGATAAGTGTATCGAACTAGTTATTACTCATAACTTTCCTAAAGATCACATTTGGTTTCCAAAACATTCAACCGAACTACTTATTCAGGTGTTTGATACAGTAGTACATGAGTTACGACATCAGCGCCAATACCGAAAACGTAAATTCAAAATGGGTGCTGACCGAGGACCTGAGCATAAAGAATATCTAGCCGACCCAGACGAAATAGATGCATACTCGATTTCAATTGCTACTGAACTTTGTAGAAGTTTAGGCAAAACTAGAGCACTAAGATATCTTCATAATGTTGAAACTTTGAGCAGATTCAAAGTAAACAACCATTTTGTAAGCCCATGTTTGAGCATGTATAAAGGCGAATTTCCAAACCAAAACGATCCAATTATGCAACAACTAACCAAAAAAGTCTATGTCCGTTTGAAAAAGATTGACACAGACTTCATTTTCATGTAAAATACACAGTATATTAACTCACACAGAGAGCGACATGAAAGAGTTTCCAACCCAACAAGTGCTAGAGCTGGCTTGTGCGGCTCAGCGTATCAATGGAACCTATCTCAAAGAAAGCGAAAACATCTATGCAGACGATGGTGTATTCTTGTTTACCAAAAAAACCAACAAGATGTTGATGCTTTGCACACTGGACCCTGCTATTTGGACAGCCGATCCAAAAGATGCACCAATGCCTCTTAAGATATTACCTGAAGATACTGTACTGGCCGAAGAAATTAAAAAGCATTTTCGTAAATTTATGTTTAGCGCCATTGAAGGCGAAAACGATTTTCAAACTAGTATTAACACAATCCTGACAGGAGATACTGTTAAACAAAATCAATTTGGTTATGTGGCATGTTTGCCCAGTGTATATGTTCGTGATATTGCACAATCCAAAGTTAAAAAAGCCTCACGGGCTGTTGAAGAAGGATCGTTAGCAGAAATTGGAACCCAACTTAGAGATTTGGACGCAGAAATAATTTCATCAATTAAGTCAAAAAACTTTGAAGGTTTCAATATTGATGCTATAATAAACAACAAGATGGTGTCTTGGATGAACAAAACAAATCTTGAACTTGGGCCTGCTGTCATAGTTAAAGCCAAAGTTAAAGATTGTAACAAACATTGGAAACATGGCAATGATGTTACCAGACTGCATTATGTAAAGGCGGCACAATGAAACGTTTTTTAGACCCAAAATTTGTTGAAGGATTTTTAATATTCTTCGTTATTCAACCACTGATTTTTTGTACGGCAGTTGGTGTTTTTATCTACGGTGTTATTCAAAGTATTTGGGGTTAACTATGAGCAAGTCAAAACATAAACCTTATCAGTGGATTGATGGTGAAACAGCGGATCGTATCACTAGTCTTAACTTAAAGGACTATCGTTCCTATTTGAAAAAAGAGTTGGCGGAATGGAAGAAGAATCCTAAGACAGATGATAACCCTGATGGTTATTGGTTGCATCCAGAAGATGTCACAGGAAATATTCGTAGAATAGAAGCATTAAATTTAATTATTAACGACTTTGTCGAAACATCGGATGAGATAAAATGAGAGAAGAACTAGATAAGTTGTTGTGTGAAAAGTATCCAAAGATGATGGTCAATCGCAACAGGCCCATGACAGAAACTTGTATGTGTTGGGGCTTTGAGTGTGGCGATGGCTGGTTCAATATCCTTGACAGACTTATGGGTAATATCCAACATCATATTGATTGGAAGAATCAACAAAAAGAAAAGTTTGATCGGTCAGGCGTTACCTGTGAAGGCTGTGGTGCCCAAGCTGAAACATATTGGCCAAAGGCCGAAAATGGCGGTATCGGTGGATGGGTTCGTACAGAATGCAAGCCATGTGAACAAAAGCGTGAAGAAGAACATGCCAGGCGTTTGGCAGAGTGGGAAGAAGAACGTAGATTACTCAAAGAAGGAAACGAGCAATGATTACAATGAAAGAATGGATGGAACTAGTCGACTATAAAATCACCGAAGGTGCCGAATATGGTTGGGGTTGTTACGGCCCTAATAGTTATCAACTAAGTAGTTGGAACGGTATTCATGGCAAGGGCGGATACAGTTTTAATATTGTTTTTAGTACTAAGAGCCAAAAAGTCTACGAAGTAGACGTTTGCGATTATACTAATGACCGTGCTTATCGAATGATTAATCCTAAGTTTCACGAAAAGCATCGCAAAGAAGCGGAGATGCGTGATGTTAATTTGAACGAAGCTTGGGATGATGTTGAGTATACAAATTTGGATGTTGTTGATGACTTTATCCAAAAATGTCTTGCCATTAAGGCAGGAGAGGACTATGACACACGGGTGCAAGTTCCGGTTGACTTTTCGGACGAAGAACTGTTAAAATACATGAAAATGGCGCATGACCGTGATATGACTTTCAACGAGTTCGTTGAAGATGCACTGCGTCATGCACTTGAAGAAATTAAAGCAGGGCGTCTTACTAAGGAAGATGCACAGAAGTTTATAGAAAACGAGGACTAAATGCGTATTAAATTAGTCAGTGATCTTCATTTAGAGTTCAGTGACATCAACATTCAAAACGATAATAACTATGACGTTTTGATTCTCGGTGGCGATATCATGATCGCCCAGGATCTCCACGACCATATGGAGTTGCCTAGCTATAATATGTATGGAGTTATTCCGGACCTTGGCCGTAAACAACAGCGTGTTCAACGGTTCCGTGACTTCTTCAAACGTTGTAGTTTTCAATTTCCTCATGTAATTTACATCATGGGCAATCACGAATTCTATCATGGCAAGTTTTACGCAGCTATTGATTATATGCGTGAAGAATGTGCCAAGTATCCCAACATTTATATGTTGGAACAAGATATGAAGATTATCGATGATGTTGTGTTTGTTGGTGGAACACTTTGGACTAACATGAACAAGCGTGATCCGCTTACAATGCATGCCATTGAAGGAATGATGAACGACTTTCGAATCATTCGAAATGACCATAGAAACTATGCCGCTATGAGTGCGTTAGATGTAGCAATACGTCATGACAGAACTCTTGGGTACATTAAGGTTATAGTTGAAGAACACAAGGACAAAAAGTGCGTTGTCGTTGGACATCACAGTCCTAGTTTCCAAAGCTGTCACGAAATGTATGGTAACGACACATTGATGAACGGTGGATACCACAGTGATCTCAGTGAGTTCATTTTGGATCATCCGCAAATCAAACTTTGGACACATGGACATACTCATCATCCATTTGATTATATGATTGGTGAGACAAGAATTGTGTGCAACCCACGTGGATATGAAAACGATGGCTACAGCGAGGACACTGGCTGGAACCCTAACATTTTATTGGAGATTTAAATGACAGAAGAAAAACGACCAACAGTTGTTGATATGCTAAGAACTACTGGCAACAATACTGCTGAATTCATGGATAAAGTAGCAGCTCATATTGAAAATCTTGAGAAAGAAATTATTCGTTTGCGCGAGCGTGTCCAAGAAATGGAAATGGCAAATGACGACTTTAAGTGAAAAAGAATTTAAGCTATTCAAAAAATGGCTTAAAGGACATTTGGCTTTTGGTCCAGTGACTGTTGTCTTTACCAAAAAAGACGGAACCGAAAGAGTGATGGAGTGTACAACCAGTCCATCACTCGTTCCAGTTGACTTAACTGAAGAAATACACTATACTAACACTGATAATCCAATAGACTTTCCTAAACCAAAGAAAGAAAGAAAAGTAAATGAAGACGTTTGTCCCGTTTATGATTTAGAATCAAATCATTGGAAAAGTTTCCGTTGGGATTCAGTTAAACAAATTAAAATCAAACTATGAAAATTGGACTAAGTTACAGCCGATGCGTTCGAGATATTGTCGACGGTGTAGTAGACATTGACGATGTGCTAGTTATCATTGCTCGAACAGACTTCGATCCCCATAACGATGACCAATGGCAAGGCATTTGGGAAGGTTACGGCGGTGGTGATGACGCAAACTCAATGCGTGGACTATTCAGTGGTAGCAACCCAGAGTGGTACGGTTATAAAGATGAAGACGAAGACCGCTTTCGTAGTGTAAGTATTGAGCTGTGGGAACGTGGCCTGTTTCATCAGCCACGTAAGTTTGGTGCTCATCCAAAGCGCCGTCCTGAAATTTGGCTAGAAGCTGTGCTACCTAGCTCAGAGCTAGAAAAGAATCCAGCCGCAAAGACTGCTTGGGACAAGTTCCAAACTATTGCGGGTTTAACTAACGTAGAACTTGATGACAAATACCAATGAAATTTCTAATTGCATTTGTAATTGTGTTAGTTGCAGGATGCAGTAACAGTGCTCCTTTACCTACGATTGAAGAGCTGATAAACTATCCGCTGTCATGTAAGAAAAAGAATGAGCAGTATCGGCATTTAGCAGATATCCAAAAAAGAAAAAACTTTTCAGAAAACCCAGATAACTTGTCTCCCCAAGATAGACAATACAATTCAGTATTGAGAGAACATCTTTGGTGGTTTGTTTATAATTGTGAACAATGAAAAAATTTCTATTACTTTTAGCTTTGATAAGCCAAACTGTTTTAGCGGATGATTGTCAAGTGCGTCAAGCTAGTAAAGTCACAGCCGAACGACAAATGGGCAATATTGATGATTTGGTTAAAATTAAAAGTCATCAAAAATGCCAAGTCAAATTTAGCATTGTAATCGATGGTGAAAAACACAATGTAAATTGGACACACGAAGATTACGGTGATCCGGAAATCAGTTGCCAAAAAGCTATCGAGTATGGTATGAGCGAATTGAATATGCGCTTGGGTGGTAAGTACCAAAGCGAATCTATGTTGGTTTGCGGGAAAGGTACAGCACAAAATCGTCCTTGGAAAATTGGTGACGAAGGTTTGGAAAACGAATTTGGCATGGTTGCCAATAAAAAGTATTTCAAATTTAAAGGAGCCAACTGTCGTTACTTTAGTGAACGCTATAATAACGGACGTTTACAGTTCTCCAAAGGTGTCATATGTCAAAACGACCAACTTTGGTCTGTAGTTGACAAGTGGTAATGTTCGCAATACAATTGATTCATGTTTAACCAAATGAAAGAACTATATGACACTAACACATAACGTTGTTGAGCAAGTATTAACACCGTTGAAGGATCCTTTTATAATTCCTTTTGATGGAACTAGTCAAACTAGATCTACAAACACAGGACGATTTGGATTCTTTATTGAACGTCAATTTAATATTTTACCAAATAGTGACAGAAATGCAGATACAGAGTATGCAGAATTTAAATCGGTTAATATTAAAAATACGTTCACAGTAAAACCAATTTCTATTGGTACTATTCCGTTACAAGAATATAATCGATTAGTGTCAACCTTTCCACATGTTTCTTTTTTTAATAGCGACCCTTTCAAAAAAATGTCAAAAACCCTTTATGTGTTTTACAGAAAAAAAGGCGGCTATTACGACGATGCCAAATATAATGTTGATAGCTGGGTTCATTTTGACATGTCAAATTTGGACGATTCAACTAAACGTATTTTAGAAAATGATTATTGGGCATGTGTACAAGCTATGACCAAGTACAGCTATAATCGATTAAGTTGTAGTTCCTCTCAAAATCCAAGCACCCGCTATTTACAGTTAAGTTATAAAGGAGACGGCTACTATAATTACCCGTGCTGGAAGTTTAGTACCGAATTCTTAAAAAAGATGTATGCAATTGGTAAAAATGTCCATTGACATTTGGCAACATCTATCATATAATATAGTCATGTTCAACAACATATTGAGGCACATTTTATGAAGGCATTTATTGCAGGCACTATCTTTGGATTGGTACTGGCTACCGTTGGATTTAGCGGTATTGCTCGTATGCTTGATAAAGGTGTAGAAACAGTTAAAACACAGTCACAGGAGATGGCAAAATGAAAGTAGTATTCGCATTTGTAGTAACACTAGCTCTTACCGCTTGTTCTACTGTAGCAGGAGTTGGTAAGGACCTTACGTCTAGTGCAGAATGGACTAAAGAAAAAATAGGTGGAAAATAATGAAAAAGATACTTACTCTGTTGCCAATTGTTGCTGTTTTGACCGCTTGTGGTACAACAGATCCTTATGGTAAAAGAGCCGATATGGAACGTGAACGACAAGAACGCTATGTTGAACGTGCTATTGATAAGGCTCCTAAATGGATGTTTGAAGTTCCTACTAGCACTAGTGCTGTGTATGAAGCAGGTACTGGTAAAAGCACAGACTTTAGCTATGCAGACATGCTGGCAAAAGATGACGCATACCGAAAAATTTGTATGACCGCAGGTGGTACAATGAGTATGCGTAATAAAGTTTACCGTACCGAAGGTGAAAATTCAGCTACGGCTGTTAACGAATTAGTCAGCAAGAGTTCATGCGACAAAGTTGATTTGACAGGCGTCGAGCTTAAAGAAATTAAGCGTGTGCCTGAAGGCAAATGGTTCCGTACTTATGTATTGGTAGCATTACCTACGGGTGATGCTAATATTCTAAGACGTGCCAAAGAGCAACATCGACTCCAAGAAATGGCTCAACAACGTGCTCCGGAGGCATTTAAAGAGCTGGAGCGATAATGGAATATATCGTTATTGGTTTCTTATCGGCACTAGGTTGGTGGGGTGCTAACTATTATGTTATTACACCCTACTTGCCTGAACCCGTCTTCAAAGAAAAGAAAGTTGAAGAGAAAAAAGAACAACCTAAACCAGAAATTAAGAAAGAATCACAATGATTAGACTTTGGTTAGTATTTGCTATCTTTGCTGTCATTATTCACTTTGGTATTACTGTCTGGAGAAATACGAATGTCAGGACGAGGAATAATTGCCGAACAACCGCCTGAAGTTTGCGAGATGTGCGGTACAGTAGATGAGTGCAGACCTTACGGTCCAAACGATGAAAATATCTGTTTTGAATGCGCTATGAAAGATAAAGAAACAACCGAGCGGAAAATGTCCGCTTACATTTTTGGAGAAGAATAATGCCACATTTGGTACCAATGGTTATCGAGCAAGAAGCTCGCGGAGAACGTAGTTATGACATTTATAGTCGACTGCTCAAGGATCGAATCGTTATGCTAGACACAGATGTTAATGAGCATAGTGCTAGTTTGATAGTAGCACAGCTCTTATTTTTGGAGAGCCAAGGAAATGAAGACATCTCATTTTTTATCAATAGCCCTGGCGGTGTGGTTACTGCTGGCATGGCAATTTATGATACCATGCAATTCATCCGTCCAGATGTTTCAACTATTGTCATGGGACAAGCGTGTAGCATGGGTTCACTTTTAGCCCAAGCAGGTGCTAAAGGCAAGCGTAAAATGCTTCCAAATGCTCGCCATATGATTCATCAACCAAGTGGTGGTGCGGGTGGGCAGGCTACTGACATGGAAATTCAAGTAAAAGAAATCTTAAAAATGAAACAAAATCTTACCCAAATTTATGTTAACCATAACAGCAAGGGCAAGACTTTTGAGGAGTTTTATGCAGCTATGGAACGGGATAACTTTATGAGTGCTCAAGAAGCTGTAGATTTTGGTTTGGTAGACGAGATCATTACAAAACGTCCGTAGACTTGGTAATACTTATATTTTTATATTTGCTAAAATTTTATCACCAATATTGTCTGTGGAGTGAATAATAACATCTAAGAACATATCATTTACAACCCACTTTTTGGCTGCAACATACACTACACCATTTGGTGTGTTAACTTTATTCTGGTCATAACGTAGATTTGTGTTCCAACCGGAATAGTATCTGCCAATACTAATCTTTGTATTGTACCATAGCCAGGGCACAATTAAAACAAACTTGTTACCGTTCTTATAAGCATACTGCCAATTGAAATCATTAGGGCCCCAAGATTGTTTCATATCTGTAGCGAATCGTTTTGCATCCACTTGTTTATAACCTGGTATTTGGGGAGCACCATTGGGTAACTGTACAACCTTAGTTTGCTCAAGATGTGAAGCCGAAGTACAACAGTTTTTATGGCCAAGCTCTTGAGTTTTTTGTTGAAAAGGTGTCAATTTACTCGCAGGAATTCCTATAATTTT